ATGCAATTCATATCTGCACAGGACATCTGTGTAGACGCAAAGTTTAAAATCATCGAAAAGCGTCCAGGAGCACCGATCTATGTCGGTTGGACCGTGGTTTTAAAGCTGTTAGTGGTGAACTTAGATGAATTTCGACAATCTCATATGCCCCATACATGCCCCATTCAAATCGTCGCCCTCCTCTTCTCAGCCCGCAATCCCCTCAATACCGGTATCAGCTGCTTCCTAATCATCCCAGCTAACTCCCGGTCGATTGAAGGCGCCCTACCCATCAACACCTCATCCATGTAAAGGATGTAAGAGCGGGTGAGGTGAATGTAGCGATCGAGTTCGGATAGGTTGGTGGTCGGCATGCGGCATTCCTTTGCTTTCGGTTGGCAGGTCATGATGAGCAATCATCGGCGGGATGTCTGTCATGCGCGCCTGATAGCCTGGTAATGCAAAGATGATTCACCGCTTCGCTAGCGTTTCCGCAGCGCCATCCTAATATCAAAGTGTCAATTCAATTCCCTGTGATGTTGACCTGCTCTCATTGGAAATGTTTGGCATAGGATTGTGCCTAGCCCGGTCAGCCACCACTACCGGGCTTTTATTTCAAACTAGCTTTCGGAAGCTTCCTCCGATTGCTTCCTGAGAAGCTCAGCTGCATCACGAGAAAATGCCTTTACCTGAAGATCGTTTGACGATGCTGCAATCCTCTCGAGCTCATACAATATGTTTGCATGATTAATCTCTCCGCCTCTGGCTGTGATCTCAATAACAGCAGCTCCAATGGCGCGCCCAATCATCCCTGCTCTATGTGATCTGATGTCTTTCATACTGAATTTGATGATGTAAATTTGGCTTAAGATAAAAATAGATCGAAACGGCAAACTTTCAAATTGGTGAACCGTCCTGTTCGTGTATCGCGGTAACCTCATGCGTCACCACTCCCACCACAGCTACATCCTCAAGCAGATCATCTTCCAGCGTAAGGCCGTCATCAGTGATAATCCGGCTGGGATGCAGATAGGCGTGACCCCATTCATAGAGGCCTGACATATCGAGCAGAACAGTATCGCCGTTCTGTGGCCGCCGCTTCTCATCAACGATGCAACTCCGCCCTTTCCACTCCACCAGGTAACAGGTTGTGCTGGTTGCCATCACTTTCTGCACCGGCAGTGTCATCTCGCCACTGGCAGATCCGAATAGCGAGTGGTGTACGCCGGTGAGAGCATTTCCCGCTTCATTGCCCACGCTTTCTGAGTACCCTGTCCTGCGAACCATAGTTTCCCCTTCCCGCTCTGGTTAAGGCCATCTACAACGCGCATCAGCGCCTCACTGTTGGCCTGTGGTTTGTGTTCGTCAAAGAGATTGAGTTGTGAAACGCCCTGACTGAAGAAATCTCCAAGCATGACGCCTGCCTTCATGTAACGTCGGTTATCAAGCCAGATGCGATCGAGCATCTCCATAGCCACCCTGATGATGTCGCGGGTATCGTTAGATGGGGTCATCAGGTTACCCATCGCCTGATTACCGTAATAAATTTCATTTTCCGCATGCGGGCTGGTTCGGACGAATACCGCTACCTGTCTGCAGAATTGACGCTCTCCGCGCAGCTTCTCCGCAGCACGCTCCGCATAAGCACAGATGGCCTGGCGCATTTCCTTGTAATCAGTAATGCGTGAACCAAACGAGCGTGAGCAGACAATTTGCTGTTTGGTCGGTGCGAACTCTTCAATCCCAAGGCATTGCTCGCCACGCAACTCACGTACAGTTCTCTCAAGCACCACATTGAAGTGCTTCCGGATGATATAAGTGCTCTGCTCTGACAGGTCTTTGGCAGTGATGATGCCCATCGCATTGAGCTTCTTACTGATTCGCCGGCCAACGCCCCAGACGTCCTCGACTGGCACCAGAGCCATGAGTTTCTTCTGCCGATCGATGTTGGAAAGGTCTAGCACACCGCCGGTCTTTGACCATTTCTTAGCTGCATGATTTGCCAGCTTAGCCAGCGTCTTGGTCGGCGCAATGCCTACGCCCACTGTGAGGTGTGTTTCCTGCTTAATGCGCGCCCTTACCCTGCGCCCGAAGTCTTCCAGTGGCTCAATCCTGCTCATTCCATCAAGCAGCATAAAAGCCTCGTCTATTGAGTAGATTTCAACAGCTGGCGCCATCTCTTCAAGCGTGGTCATTACGCGATTCGACATGTCGGCATACAACGCATAATTCGAACTGAATATTTGGACACCATGCCTTCTGAACTCGTCTTTCAGCTTGAAATACGGCGCGCCCATAGGCACCTGCAACTTTTTTGCTTCTGCAGAACGTGCGATCACGCAGCCATCATTATTTGAAAGCACGACCACAGGTTTGCCGCGCAGGTCAGGACGGAAAACCGTCTCGCAACTGGCATAGAACGAGTTCACATCAACCAGGGCAAACATTATCGGCTCATCGTCTTAATGGAGTGTTTCACTACGCCAAAGATTTCAAACTGGTCAGGTTCGGTAATTGGAATAATCGAGTGAGCAGTGTTCATAGGTTTCAGGTGCAGGAATGGCTTGGTTATTAGCTGCTTTACAGTGAATTCACCACCCAGTGAAGCAACGATAATGTCGCCGTGTTCAGCCTTGACTGAGCTGTCCACAACAAGCATGTCACCATCACTGATTCCAGCGTCAATCATCGAGTCTCCACTTACCTTGATAAAATAGGTCGAGCTCGGATGACTGATAAGCAGGCTGTTAAGGTCAATGCGTTGCTCAACATAATCCTGTGCCGGCGATGGAAATCCACACGGAACTCGGTCAATGAACAATGGCAACTCTAAAATGGCGCGGATTTCCGCAGGTCTATAAAATCTCATGATTTAGTCTCAATATCGGCACTTCAGTACGCGTTTTTATTTATTCATTCAACCATTTGGATTGAATACCTGAAATACACGCTCTTCTCCCTCGTTCGACGATATGTCCCGGAAGGTGGTCGTGTGCGTCTCGATCCACTTATTCGCAGCACGCAGCGTGTGGTGCCAGTTCATCCGGTCGAGTTCTTCCACAAAGTCGAGTGTGCTGATGGTGAATCGGCCTTCAGCGTCGCGCTTAATCGCCTGCCTGAAAGCCATCATGATTTCGTAGTCGCGGGGCATGGCTTGGCCTCCCTGATAGTTACTGTATATGCATACAGTATTATTGATCGATAGAACTGATCAAGTGGGAGATGATGAGGATTTGGGAAGGGGTTGGCAGGAAAGGGAATTTAGTTGGAGGGAATGAGCCCCGTTGCCGGGGCTCTGTGGCTAGGTGCCACTTTCTCCTGAGTTGTCCTGATCAGCATCAGGTGCCACCTCCTCTGGGACTGGCGTGGCCGGAGGGTTGAGAAGTGACCATTCCATTTTCATATCGGTTGGATTGGCATCGTCCATAGAGGTATTGATGGCCGCTATCAGGTTTTTTAATTTCTCTTTTGCTGTTTCAGGACTGTTTAGCATTTCCATCATCAACGGGATAAGCTCTTTGATTGCCTCGGTGTGAAGGCCGGCGATTGCGCTGTAATCTAGTGAAAGTGTCTCATTCAGAATTGTTCCATCTTCCAGAACAACCGGATCGGTATTAGTCGTGATAGCCTCAGGCATGAATTTTTGTACGTCCTGCGCAATTATCCCGGCTTTTTTGGCCCCTTGAAGGTTGTAACTCATCCCGCGAGTTGTGACCGTATTAGCCAGGGCGCTGGTTAAAAATTCTTTGTTGAACTTCAGGTTGCTATCAGATGTGTTATTGAAGGTTGTGGCGTAAGCGTATCCGTTACTCTGGACGCGGAATGTCTCAGCACTATTTTGGACCACCTGGAAACAATGGTAAGAGCCAGTGACCAGATAATATCTGAGTGTTAAATCCCACTGAGTGCTAGACCCAGCCATACGGGCACCGACACAGTTAACGTTTCCGCTTGATTCAACCTGAGAGGCGGTATTGTAATAATATGCACCAGCTGTAGTTTGCTGAATCATTCCTGCAACATTAACGGCAGATGAAATTGTTCCGCCTGATTTACCGTTTACGGTGTTGAGGCGTGAATCATTACCCTGAGCAGCAGTGTTGGCCACCGTTCCATATTGTGCCAATGCATTCCATGCCAAAGCCGCTGTCTTTTGCCCTGTTCCTCCCTGAGCGATTGAAAGAGCTGTTGTTAGGCCAGTAATGGAAGTGATGTCGCTATTAGCGCCTTTGCTGGCTTTGCTGGCATACTGATCCGCCATGTAACCCCAGCTCGGTCCTGTGAAGCTGGTCAGGTCGGGGAGCGTGACCGTAACTGATGCAGTGTTACTGAAAATCTTCTGCCAGTTCACCTTATCGAAGTTGAAGCCTCGGATCGCTTTCGCAACGTCAGCAGCTACCTGAGCAGTGATTCCTACAAGAGCAGCGTTAGGTAAAGCTGTCCAGGATAACCCGGATGTAGTTGGTCCGTTGTATGCGGTGGTCAGCGTCAATGCCGTTGCGGATCCAATAGCCTGCACGCCAAGCGTGTAAGTTACGCCGCCAACAACAGCGACCAAAAAGTCATTCACTTTTAATTCTGTAGCGAAGCTGGTTCCTGAACCGGTAACTGCTGTTGATCCGTTTGTGAGCGTAATAGTGCCTGCTGGCATAGTTTTCTCCGGGCAATAAAAACCCTGCGCAATGGCCGGGCTGTTCAATTATTTCCAATCCCAACAAGTAAATAACCAGATCGATATGATCTAAATCATTCACTTCAATCGAAATGGTTGAGGTGATTTCATGCTGTCTATAAATAAACAAAGGAATAAATCATGAAAAAGGCACTACTTATCTCTGTCGCATTATTGGCTTTGTCTGGCTGCGCATCTAATACGCCGCCGATCTGCTATAACAAAGCAAAAATCACCAATAGCGTATATGACGTCGCTGTATTCAAAATTGAGAATGGTAAATACCTTGCCGGAAATCCATTCCACACATGGGCGGATAAATCACAGTTCGTCGACACTTCAGAATGCGACAAGCTAAACCCCTAAAGCCAACCTGTAGTATGTGTCATAAACGCTTGTCTGAATAACACCTGGTGGTCCGCATGAGTATGACGGTGGCAATCCTGAAGGAGTGTTATAAGGAACTGATGCATATAGGTCAGCACCACTTGCTTCATAATTACCTGATGCGGTTAACCCAGCACTGTAACAGTTGTATCTTGTATCACCAGTGCTTGGGAAGGTAGGGTCGTATGGATAACTTACCACGACAGATACCCCGCTGGTAATTGCCAGCGGGACACTTGAGCCTGTGACTGCTCCTATTTGCATCTGTAATGGCAGGCAATTGTTATGCCAGACAATTGCGCCATTGTCGTACATAAAGAATCCGCCAGGAGGAACGTTCAGCATCAGTTTTGAGAAGATATAAATTCTCGTCGCAGTCATTGCGCTGCCGAATGATGGCCTGAACCTTAATGCCCAGAATCCGTTTTGCGTGGTCTCAGTCCACCATACATGATTAAACCCGGATGAGGCCAAACTACGATGGAAGGCCACGAATGGCTGATTTGCAGGAATGTTTGTTTGCAACACCTGCCCAGCCGCTGGCGTCAGATCAACTACCTGTGCCAGGTTAAAGGGCGTAAACGTCGGTGCAATTTTAAATACAGGCGGGCTTTTTGAATAATCGTTTAGAACAAAGCCTGCATAGTTTGAAATTGATGTTGCCGTGGCCGTAACTATCAATTTGCTGGCAATGTCTACTCCGCTCCATGAAACAGTCTGACCTGAAACAGAAACGCTGTAGGTAATCTGTGACGCGCCTGCGGCTGTTCTCCCACCTAATATAGCCGCGCTTATACTGAAACCCGGATAATTGTAGGTTTTGCTACCGGATCCAGATATTGATGGTATATCCACAACAAAATTGAATGCCATCGCATTGATGGCATCGAAAGTTGTTCCGTTGATATATGCGGTGAATCCATCAGCCATTAGCGTTGAACCCCCATTGAGCAAACAAGCTGACCGCTAGCGTTATACCAGGCAGCACCACGATTATCGACGATAAATCTACCTTGGCCAGATACCGGGCCATTAAGTTCGAATGAGCCGTCAGATTTCATTATTGTACCCATCATGCCAGCCACGTAATTGGCTGAGTACCACGAACCAATTTTGGCCAGCGTAATTCCGGCATAATTTATGAAAGCATCACTGATAAACACCTGGCCGTTTACAGCTGCGAAAGCCATCTGGTAATTGCCCGCATCACTGCCGGTATAGATTCCGAATTGATCCGCATTGAAAGCTATCGTTGATTTATATGAGCTGCCAGATGGCTCGATTCCGATCGCCATACCTGTGCCGTAATAAACATCATTACGCGTTATTCCAACTCTAAGCGTATATGAGGCTTTGGCCGTGCCGTTATCCGTCACTGTCGCCGTCAGCTTCTCATTTACCGCAGCATTCAGATCGCCAATTTCAGCCTGAACCTGAGTCTCAAGTTGCGCCATGGCTTCTGACACCGTGGCAATTGTCGTCTTAACCACGATGATGTCAGCGCGCACTTCACCATTGATAGCAAACTGATGATCAACAATTGAGTTGTTATTCAGGGCGTTCTGTAACATACCTTCAATGTTGGTATCGATTTTTTCAGTCAGGTTGCCAAATGCCTCAGAGTTACGGATCTCTTCGTCAATCAGTTCAATCATGCCTGGAATGTCAGATGAAGCCTGACCTGACACCTCAACGAACGGCGATACTCCAAATGCATTCTTGGTTCGCACATACATGTAATACGTGTGGTCTGCCTTCAGCCCGTGCAGTGTCCATTGTGATGCTCGCCCGAGGAACTGAGCCTCATCCTCTACTGCGCCGATGCTGCTGGCAGGCACTTCACCGGTGTACCAAAACTCGAATGACGTGTCGGTCGTGGCTGTGACATTCATCACTGGCACGATGTCGGCCGAGAAGATGCCAGGCGTCCACTGGATGAACGTTGGCGCACCCGGCGCTCCTATCACAAGGCTGACCTGCGTCTCAGCGCCCTTCATGCCGTTTTCGTTGCGACCACGCACGCCCAGCGTGTAACTGCCAGCATCCAGCCCGTAGAAGTCATAACGGAACTGGTCGGTTTCATACTGAGCCACCACCTTGCCGTCAGTGCTGTAGACGTACAGCTCGAACACGATTTTCTTGGTAAGCGTCGCCGTTTCCCAAGTCGCCGTGACCTGCACGGTTTCGGTGTTGGTGTTGATGATCCGCAGGTTCTCGATGTTCGGCACGCGATAGCCATTCAGCGTATCGTTTGGCGTTTCGAATACGGCGCCATCATCAACAATGGCTTGCTTGTTCGGGTCGTGAAGCGTGGCTGAGATGCTGTAAACGGAGTTGTTATCCTCCTCTGTGATTCCCATGACGCGAAACATGCGCGGCGCCACTTCTGCGGTGGTGATGACAAATACCGTACCGTCACGCACCCACGCAGGCGTTGTCTTAAGCGTTATCACTCGCCCTGACACACTGGCAATCTCATACTTAACAAACTTGCCGTTCGAGCCCATCAGCGACATCAAATCGCCACCGCCGGCTAACGTTGAGACGTCAGCATCCACAGTGATGGTTTTGGCTGCGTGAGAGATGATTCGACCACCGAGGCGCGTTGCCGCGTAGTTGTTATCCATCACCTCGACGATATCGCCGGGAATGAAGCGGATAGCTTCGCGCGCCATCTTGAAGGTGACTTTCTTCGTCTCACGTTTAGCGGTTTCCAGCATCCATTTTCCGGTGCGGAAAGCCTGCCCACGCGAGGTACAGCCGAAAGCCTCCATCGTCGTTTCGTTGTAGCCGTAACGATCAATCATCTCGTCGTCGGAGACGTATTCCTTCACCTGCTCCCAGCCGTTGTTCGGGTCAGTCCATGAAACGACCACGGCGTTATATCGCTCTGACCGCTTCATTGAGCTGTATGTGAATAGTCCATCCACCACGCTGGCGTTAGTGATTGAAGCAACCGGGTCTTGCGGGTTATCCAGCATCACAGAGAAGCGCATGCCGTCCCACAGCGCGATGCCGCGGAACATGCCTGCAATGTCGTCCAGCAAGTCGCGAGCGCTCTTCTGCTCAGTGATATAGGCGTTGAGTGTAAATCGTGGCTCTTTGCCGCCGTAACCATCATCAACCAGCTGATCGCAGAACTGCGAAAGCACATACAGGCTGCCGTCATCCACGTCGACATAACCAGCCCGGCGCGCCAGCCCATAGCGGGTGTTCTTCACCAGCGCGCGGAATATCCACGCCGGGTTGTTCGTCCATGCTGACTTAAAGCCACCAAGCCAGATGCCGGTATATGTTCTGGCGATAGGGTCGTAGTTATCCGGCACGTCGACAATCAGTCCGCGCAGGTGGTACGTGCGCGTTGGCGTGTCGGTGTACTGGTCACGGTCAACCACGCACCCAGCAACGGCCGCGTATGGGTATGAGAGGTTGTCATCGGTAATTTCAGTAAAGCTGTTCCATACCGTGCCGTTGTTCAGAAGGTCACTGCTGCTGTCGGCGGTGACGCGGCGCAGTCGGATATCAAACGGCTTTGTCTCTGGCGCATCAAACAGGTGCGCTTCGAGATATTCACCGGAGATTTTCCCGCTGATAGTTACCGTCTTCTGTGTCTGCCAGGCACTGTTACCCACGCGAGTTTCGATTACCATTGTGACAGCCGTTTCCAGCTGGTTTCCCTTAGTGTCCTGCTGAACCAGACCAGATACGCCAATGTTCATGCGCACGCGATCGACATCAGTATCAGTAACCGTGCGCACAAGCGGCGTCGCCTGAGTGACATCAGTGTTCACCACCGTAGTGGCTTCAATGGCATTGAAGCCGTTGATGGGCGTCTGCGTTGCCGTTCCCGGGCGCCATGCCACGCTCACGCCGTTAATAGTGGCGTTGCCTGATGAATCGGTCACCGGCGTTTTGTTCAGCAGGAACGATGAGAGGTGGCTTTGGTCTACCGGTCCGTAGATTGGACCTTCACTGATGAGGTCGAGAACGCGGAGGAATTGCTTAGATTTGAGGTTGTCGTCAATTAGTTTTGGAGTGCTGCCGCCACCGCCGCCTGAGCCCATGCTGTCACCTTAGCTGATAGAGATATTCCAGTCCTGATTGTTCGTGGTATCGATACCCAGGCTGATAACGTTTGATCCAACGACCATTTCGCCAACGAGAAGCGGCACCGGCCGCCCCTGCCCGATGCGGTTTTCCGCGCTGGTGAATGAGTTGTTCGTGATGGAATTGGTGTCCTGATCCGCTGACGTGCTCGTTTTCATGTGCGAGGTCATGTAAAGCGAGTAAGCGACCGATGCGACCGTCACGGCGACCATGATCCACACGGCCACAGCAGCTGAAATCGAGCCCTCTACTACCGGCACAATCAGCACCCGAGAACCGTCTTTAACGTGGCGGTTCATGTGGAATTCGAGGTTGTCGCCGCAGACGTCGCTGCCATCGATGCGCATGCGGATCCGGGTGTTATAGAAATCGCGCTTGAATGCCGGACACTGAGCCAGCAGAAGGCGTAACCCCTGCGCTGGTGTGTCGACGTTCATTGTGATCTGGCGGAAATGTCGTCGTAAATTCCCCGCAAATCCAAAAGTGAGCATTGTTCGTGTCTCCAGATGGAGTGAATGAGAGGGACGTGAATCTGTCGCAGCGGCTCGCGGCGGCTCAGCCTGCCTTGCACTTCGTGGTGCAGAATGGTGTTTTCGCCCAGCCAGATCATCGCGTGGCACGGGTCACACTCTGGGAATGCGCGGCGGATGATTACATCGCCTGGCTGAATGGCGTCGAAGCCAACTTCATGGAATCCGTTTGACGCGATGTTTTTCAGGTAGAGATTTTCACCGCGCACCCACCAACCGTTGGTTCGCTCGAAGTCCGGCAGATCAATTCCGCAGAGGTGATATGCATCGCGAAACAGCGTGTAGCAGTCCGTTTCGCCGTGCACGAATCTCCGCCCAAGCAAATGCGGTACCGGGAGGAATTTGCGCAGCCGCCCGCCGCTGGCCAGCCACCAGTCAATCCCGGTGGCCAGCTGCGCAGCCCGGTCAGCGCCGGAGAGCACCAGTTTTGGCTCAGGGTGAGAATGAAAAACGGCGGTGATTTCTCCCGCCGCTTCTGCTTCAAGCCAGTCTCTGTGGTCAATCCGGAAGTTTCGCGCCGGATCGGGATGCGCGTTGCGGCATCGCCACAGGCGATCGCCATCGATAATTAGTCCACACACTTCGTCGCCTGATGAGGCGGCATAAGCCAGGCACTCAGATTCAATCATCAGGACACCTTGGCAGAGCCGGGATAGCCGCCGTATGGCAGCGCGGAGGGTTTAACGAATCGCATCCGACAGCCGCTGCGGTGCTTAGAGCACTTATCGCGTGACAGGTCAGACGTTGGGTTATCCTTCTCATCGGCAACAGCGCCGCCGGAATAGCCGCAGCCATCTCCGCGATACACCCACTGGCACACGTCAGCCAGAATGGTGCGCGCCGGAATAATGGCGTTATCACAGTCCACTGGCGTGGCTAGGTTGTAGGTAACAGTCTCGAACGTCTCTTCTGCCATCTCTTCGATGACGTAGCGGGAAACTGCCTCCATTGTCGGATCCGCATCTGCATTACCGTTCGGGAAGTTCACGGCGTCCAGATGCTTAACCAGCACCTGCCGGCGCGTCACCACGGCTCCCAGCGCATCATCGAAATCGTGGTTGATGCCGGTAATCAGGCCGGTAATGTTCGCTACCTTCATCGTCGGACGCGAATACGTTCCCTCCGATTTGACCTCGAAGCCTTCAACGGCGATCGGATAGGCCGAATAAGCGCGCCCCTGCCAGATGACATCGTTGTAATAGCCATTGGTGCCAGCGTGGAAGCGGATCACATCGCCGCCGAACGATTGCAGGTCGACTTCATACAGGTCGAGCATTGCGCCGACACCGGCATCAACACTCTCGATGATTAGTTCTGCTGGTATGTCTCGCATATTGCGCCCATAAAAAAGGCCGCCATGCGGCAGCCGTCAGATGATTACTGATCGAATATCAGGATGTTGCTGATTTACTGATAAGGATATGTTGAGTATTCAGCCCGTCCATGTTTGGGGCATGGACGCAAACAACAATGAGGGATGGCTGATTACCTCTGGTTAAAGGAATAAAATGATTCAAGAAAAACACTCTACTTTCGAATTTCATTCCAAAGCTGGTAGCGAGTCTGAAATTCAGGCTGAACTGAATGATATGAAAGCAATTTTGCTGGCTATCGCCTTAAAACTCGATGAGGGTTCGCGCGCGCAGTTGGTAAAGGAATTGAATACCATTCCTAATGCTCCCATTCAGGAATGGGCTAAAAATCTTTCAAATATTAGCGGCAATTAATTCCTAAGCTGACATTGTAAGCGGCGTTAGCATGAGCCGCTTTTTCATCCAGCTTATGCAACACACCACCAGGCCGACGCGCATTCTTAATCGTCTCTTTCGCAACATCACGCATCACCTTAGCCAGTTCTTCGGCTGTTTCACTAGGCAATGTCAGTTTAGCCACCGCCTTTTCTAACGCTTCTACTCGTTGTTCTAAAGTCATGATATTACTCCTCAGTTATCGGGGTACTTGTTCGAAAGTTCCGGTTAACGTGTAAACCCCCTTGGTCTTCTGCATCGACCAGGAGCGGCACACATACAGCGCCTGAACGCCGGTATCTGGTGGCGTCCAGTAGAACGACTCAACAGACATTCGCGCAGTCAGGAAGGCATCCACCGCTTTCGCCACGTTTACCCGCCCACATTTGGAATCGTCGTAGCCAATGAAGGTGAGCGGATATTTCCCCATCAGTGGGTTGATACCCTTCACCTGGCGCTGTTCGTAGCCATCACCTAACTTCACGACGGCTACATCAGGCGTACGCTCGCCCGTGAAGCCCGATTGCGGGCTCCATGTGAAAGTTTCTGGCATGGATTTATCTACCTTTGCTGAGTAATCCGGATGGCCTTTGCTGGTCTTTAATGGTGCGGATCGCTACGGTTTGCATCATCTGAGCCATCTGCTTCTGTGTCGCCTCGTCGACGCCGCCAGTAGTCTGAATATCGAAATTGAAATTCATCACCATCCCGCCGCCGCCACCGCCAGAACCGCCAATATCTTTATTGCTGATCACCGATCCGTTATCACCAGGAATCATGTACTGACTGCCATTGCTGGCCTTGAAGATTTCAGGCTTACCGCCCTCGCCTACACGGTACATGCTGTTGGCGTTAACGGGGCCGCCGTGCTCGCGCATACCTGCAAGAGACATGGTTTGCGCAGCGGTCATTGCCGTTGTGTAGCCAGTCAGGCCAGCAGCTGCCGCGCCGCCAGAGGTGGCAATAGAAGCAGCCATTGCAGCCGGTGAATATGCTGCAAGCAGCGTTGCGGCTGAGGCGGCTCCCATGGCGGTTGATGATGCCAGAGCTGCAGCGGACGTAGCTTGGTTGGAAAGTATTGCGGCCTGCTGAGCTGTTTGACCAATGATCTGCGATTTAACCCACTCCAGCCCCATCTGAACCAAGCTACTAACCACTGAGTTCAGAATGGTGCTACCGATATTGGCAAATGCTTCTCCAAGGCTTTGCGTACCGTTAAGCAGGCCTGTGATGGCGTTTGACGCACCGCCCTGAAGCGAGTCTATAGCGGTCGCCAAAAGCTCATTAGACTGGCTCTGGCTGCGATAGATTTCCCACTGCGCGGCAATTCGCTGCTGCTCATACTCCGTATTAGCGGCATTCCGCAACGCCAAGCCCTGCTGCTCTGTAACCAATCTCTGTTGCTCGAACTGCTGGATGAGTGCGAGCTTTTGAGCATTTTGGTTGGCAAGTTGCTGCACAGGATCAACAGTGCCAACGGCTTCCTGCGCAGGCGAAACTGCCTGTTGCGCGCGGATTTTGGCAATATTGATCTGGTGTTGCTTCTCCAGTTGTTCAGCTGTTGCATCGGCCTGCTGCTGAGTGATTTTCTTCGCAGACAAAGCAGTTTTCAGATCTTCTAAATCCTGCTTATAGCTCGCGTTTTCACGTGCTTCGGGCAGAAGCTTTTCTGCCGCAGCCTGGGCACGAATTGCATTTCCAGTATCCCATTTTGCTGCTGCATACTCGCCAGCAAGCTTAACCTGCTCTGGGGTGGCTGATGATCCAAGGGATTGCTGCGCTGTCAGTATCGCCTGGTCTCTGCTTAACTGTCGGGTCGATTCTCCTGCTAGCTCAGACTGCTCTTTCAGCTTCGCCAGCTTTTCAGCTACTGACTCTGCCGATGATGCCGACCGTTTAGCTTGCGACTCTGCATCTGATGCCGCTTTCTTTCTGGCATCTTCAGCCTGCTGGAGATCGAAGTTTTCCCCAGCAAGGCGTTTAGCAGCTGCAATCTGATTAGGGTTGCTGGTTACCTTGGCTTGCTCCATGCCAGCCTTAGTAACTGCTCGCAGGCGTTCGTCCTGAATTTTAAGCAACTCGTTTTGCTGTTCAAGCCCCAAAATCGCCTCATCCCCTTTTGGAGTCGCTGGAGAAACCTGCAGTGATTTGGGGTTGTATGCCTGACCTGCTTGATTGGCGCGATTTATCTCGTCAGCTGTTGTGCCAAACGCCTTTGCAACTGCACCCTGAACTCTTTCGAGTGTGGTGCCACGCTCAATTAACTTGTCGTGAATGCCCATCGCAGTCAGCATGTTGTTGCTTAGCGTAACCTGCGCGTCGTCGCGTAGTTTCGTGGTGTTGGCTAACTTGCTTTCGGTGTTCTCCAGATCGCGTTGTTTCTGGTTAATCTGATCGGTAAGTTGCGCAGCGCGTAATAACAGGCCGTTACCTTGCTCAATCGTTGTGCCGTACTTTTTCCCAGATGCCTCCGCCTCATCTCTCTTTCTGGTCAGTTCTGCAATTTCATCTTTGAGGTCTGACACAACATCTTGCTGACCTCGCAATGCAGTATTTGCATCGGCGATCGTGCCACGCAACGAGGTATTACTCATTGCTTTGAGCGAGTCGGTCAGGCGGTCTACTCCATCGGCGAACGAGATCGCTTCCTGTTTTGCCTGCTGGGACTGCTGCCAAAAATAGAAGATTGCTGCTCCTGCCAGCATAGCCACGCCAGCGGGGCCGCCTACCAAACCAAGTGCTCCGCGCAGCAATCCAAGAGATGTTGAGGCAGCGCGTGTGGCAATCACAGACGCTTCCTGAGATGCGATGTACCGGCCATTGGCAGCTGTGGCCACGCCAGTTGCATCAGCCGCAGCAAGACGGGCTGCACTGACTGATGCCTCTGCTGAGGCAATGGCGGCTGCTCTGGCTTCTGCTGTGGCTGCTTCTGCTGCTGCTAAGCGAGAATTCAACGCAGCGGATGCCTGCTGTAACTGTGCCATGCGTGTAGCCGTGGCAACGCGTCCCTGATCCGTAATCTGTGCACGCAAGCGCTGTGCTTCGAGTGCCTTTTCTGACTCAATCTGAGCGATGGTAGTTCGGATTGACGCCGACTCTGCCTCCGCTAATTGCACCTCAGCAGCAACAGAGGCCTGTGTGCTGCGCATCGTCGCCAGGCGTCCTTCTGCTAACTGCAGCGTCTGGACGGTTGCTGCTTTCTCAACGTTAGCGAGGCGCAGTTTAGCGGACGCCTCTAACTCAGCATCTTTCGCAGCTACTTCTGATGCTTTCGCTGATGCGATAGTCGCGGCTGTGTCTTTTAACTTTGCAGCAGTAGCCATAGCCAGTGCACCGGCAAAGCGGCTACCCATCGCCGCAGTCAGCGTAACGAGCACGGCACTGATGGTGTCGAGATTCTGAGAAAGGGAAATAATTCCCGAGTTGAATACCTTAATCCCGGTTGATACGGTTGAGCTTTCGCCAACAAACTTGGTGATGTTGTTGGTTGCGATCGTAAACGCCTGGCTCATTGTGGTCGCGGTATTGGAAAACTCTTTAGCGATTACGTCGCTTTGTTTCAGAAGGCCGTTAACTACTACCTCTGTGGTTAGCTTTCCTTCTGCAGCCATTGCGCGCAGCTGGCCAATGGTCACGCCGAGTGAGTCAGCCAGCGCAACAGCCAGACGGCTACCGTTCTCAGATATGGAGTTAAATTCTTCGCCGCGAAGAACGCCGGATGCAAGCGCCTGAGAAAGCTGCGTCATGGTGGAACTGGCTTCTTCAGTTGTCGCACCTGAAACGGCCAGACCTTTGTTGATGGTCGATGTCAGCGTGATCAGATCTTTAGTGCTCGTGCCGGCGCTGCGGGTTGAGCGCTCAAGGCGACCGTAGAGGGTGGCGGTCGCTTCAAGTCCTGATCGTGTGCTTTGCGCTATGTCGAACACGCGCTGAGTGACGTCGGCAAGTTGCTCGGTGGTGCGAACGGAGTTTACGAGCTTGTTGTTGACCGTTACCCACTCATTGCCCCATTCCGCCACCTGATGAACAGAAAGCGCGGCAAGAAGACCCTTAGCGACTCCTGTCAGGCTTGAAACGGCGCCTTCCATGGAAGAAATCGACTTTTCTGTTTTGCTAACGCTGGCCTCGAGTCGACCCATGCTGCCGCTCATACCACTTAACGCGGCATCAACTTCTCTCCGCGCCGCAATGAGCTTAGCAGTCTCCATATCAACTTCATAAACGATACTGCCTGCGTTATAAGCACCAGCCATCATGATCTCCAGGCATAAAAAAACCCCGCCTGAGCGAGGTTATGTGTTCGATACCGAATTTATATTTTCGATTTGCTGACCGAGTAAGATTCGACTGTACCGTTATGTGTTTTTACTGTGAGCACCTTTGCATCTGCGCCGAAAGCGCTACCAATGCTGTAAGTCCACATCAGCAATTCATTACCATCTGAATCCACAGTGGTGGTAGATGGATTGCCAAAATAGGAGATCACTTCCTGCTTAGTGGTTTCTCCTTTGTGAACGTTTGCCAACTTCGACTCATCAAAGTTTGTGCCGGTGTAAACACACCCAGATAGCAAAGCCGCAGCAATCGCGCCCAAAATTAGTTTTTTCATGTCCATAATCCCAAAAGTAACAGTGGGATAAATCCTAGCCAGGATAGAGCGCAATGGGAAGCAAGAACCATAAGCACTGATCATCTATCAGGATGGGTGAAGTTGTTCCTCTACGATAATCTTTGTGTAGACCCATCACAGGAAGATCATATGGAAGACAACAGCCATAACGACCATTTCGTTAAATTTCCCTATCGCCCATGCGTGCGAGAAAATGGAGACATCAATAACGGCGGCATTGACCTGATTAAAGAGCCACACAGAATAAATGAGATACACGAACTCGAAGGCGCTGTATGGCTGAAGGAATTCATTGCGGAAACGAATAAACCAGAAAGACTATTCATGACGCTGGGATGTGTATGGGATCAAGAGGATGGTCAACATATTTTCGGTTATGTCGACTTTTCTCTTAGGCCAGATGCACCAGAAAAACTTAGAAGCTCACTTCACCATTTAGATGAAGATTTTTACAGATATCTTCATGAGGCTATGGTTTCTGCGCAGGAGGAAAACCCTTCAGAGGCCACTCAATATGCTCGTAATTGCCTTGTGTGGGAGCTGACCCCTCTGGAGATTTATGGTCAAACCTATCAGAAAGTGACTTTAGTGTTTCGCTCTCCGAACCATGAGGTTGCAGCATGGATATGGGGTCACTTGAACTATTTTCTAAATGCATATTACAACTCCAAAAACATTGAGAAATGATCTTAGTGAGGCGGCTTATGCCGCCTTAGCCAGCTTTCTTGCCTTTCTCGCCAGGTAGTCATCTGCAACCGCGTCATACTCTTCTTTCGTGAAGCCCTTCTGATCCGGGAACTTCGCCGCCAGCAACATCTGGAACTCGGTCATAGTCAGCCGCTCAGCCTCTTCCCTGCTCATCCCAAGGTGAGTGCGGGCTGCGCTGATATATTCGAACGCGTTAAATTCAGATGATGCCTGCGCGCCTTCATGCCGCTGTAGCTTGCGCACTTTAGCTTTGCCAATGATGCCGTGCTGAATCAGCGCCTGTGCGATAAGGATCATGTCACCAACCGGCATGGCTCCTTTGCGATAAACAAAAGACCATTTACCTGTCTTGCCCACCCGCAACTCACCAATCAGCGGGCTCGCGTCTTCATCTGTGCACGCATTCAGCACGTTCATTGCTGCGTATACCGCTTGCTTACTAAATTGAGGTGATGCCACATACCGGCTAAGCCATTTTGGTACGCTGCCATAAGCATCAATCGCTTTGCGCATCAGTGACGAAAATTCATCGTTGTGCAGGTAATGGAATACCTGGACGACTTCTTCCGGATCACCAATCTTCATCATGTTTATGAATGAAGGCCTGAAGAAGTAGTCACGATCGCTGAGTGACACAACGCATTCACCGATTTCTTTCGCGGGAACCATATTGCCTCCATAAACATTATCAAGGGCTGATAACCAGCCCTTTGGAATGGTTACGAAGCAGTGACAGTCACAGCGGAAGTCGCGGTGAAATTACCGTCATTGGATTTGAAGGTGATCGTCGCGGAACCTGCAGCAACTGCGGTAACCAGGCCAGTGCTGTTCACCGTTGCTTTGGTGGCATCTGAAGTTGTCCACGTGCCGGTGCGGTCGGTTGCATCAGTTGGCTGTACTGCGCCCGTCAATTGACGCGTCGCGCCAACTACGAGTGATGCAGTGGCTGGGGCCACAGTAACACCAGTTGCCGGGATGGTTTCGTCAGTGTCTAGCACCTGAATGGTTGTCGCATCGCCAACTTTGAACTCAGTGGTAAATGTCACGATGTCATTCGTGCCGCCATCAGAACTCAGCGCTGTAACGACCATGTAACCCTGGAATGTGACTTCGCCATATTCCATGCGAACCCAGATGCCCGGCTGGCGGCGCGCTTTAAGCTCGGCAGCGAAGTACTTGATAAAGCGGCCCACACCGTACTGGTCGAGCTTGCCCTTTTTGCGCACTTCACCTTCAAAGCTGATCGTGAAATCAGAGTTGGTGATGATGCTTTCAACGAAGCCGCCACCATCATCAGCATCTGATGTCACCGTATTAGGCGAGAAGTCCCACCCTTTGCTTGTGCCGGCCGCCAGTGCTTTCCATTCCGATTCCTGCGGCAATACATCGCTGCAGCCATCGGCAACTTCGAGCACAACGGCGCCACCGAACAAACGTTCGTTGCTGTTCTGGCATTCAGCCATGTTTAATTCCTCTTTGACGTTTTAGGAGCTGCCGAATGTGGCAACAAACTGAAGCCGATAGACCAGGCGGCCTTCGGTTGTTAGGACGGGGGCTGGAATGCCTCCGAGGTTTTCCAGGTAGCCGACGCATGCATCAGCCATGGGGTTTTGCTGAACGTAATCGATGACGTCTTGCACACGCTGATCTGCTGTGCCATTCGCGCTCTTAGCGCCAATAACATCAACAATTACGTGATAATCGCCGCCGAGTTGATTCCTGATATTCCCGCCGCCATTCGGCCTAAACACCATGAAAGCGTCGGTCATCTTGCCGCTGTCGTTCCACATCAGCAGTTGCGTGATAAATCCAGCTGTAAGACCGGCATCTACGAAGTAATTGCGCACGCGCGTATGCATTGGAGGATTCAAAGTGACATCTCCCTTTGCACCACGCGATCGATTACATCGCGGCTGTCTTCGAATCCTTTGGTGAGGAACTCTTTCTCAGCCGTTGCGCGCCTGAACTGCTGTGGGTATGCAGGGTCGTGCACGTAGGCCGCGTATTCAGCCGTATAACCAACGCGACCTGTAAAGCGCGTGCCATTCACTGATAGTTCACGGAACTGACTATTCAGCAGGTATGAGGTGTCGATTGGTGTATAGATGGCAGCCTGCGAAGCACCAACAATCATGGCGCTTGTCAGAGCACGCACCACTCGCCGATCGTGAATGTTGTCGATGGCGTGATTCACGTTTCGTGAGACCTGCTTGATGCCTTTTACTTTCACGCCCATGGCTAAACTCCCGTGATAATCGCCCAGTCGTCTGCAGTACGCTCGAAGGTGTCTGCATACTGAATTGACTGCATGATTTCGTCAGCGCCGGCGGCGATGGGGTCAAGCTCAGTCGATGCGCCGATCAGGATGTAGTCGCCAGTTTTAGCCAACGCATACTCAGTCCAGATGGTGTTTTTCACTACCTTCTCACCACCGATAGCGCCGAGCCGTTTTGACAGGCCACCCTGATAATCACAGGCAATCACCAGCGGCTCAGACCAGCCGAGCGAATCACCGTATTCATTGTTGCCGAGAGGCTTCCATATGGTTGCCTGCGCGGTGTATGACCAGTTGGCTAATGAACTCAATGCTATGCCCTCCAGCCGATTACAGTGGGCTTTTCAGCGGCGATGCGCTTGCAGTTGAATACCCACTCACCAGCGCTATTCACATAGCCGGTTGTCTCCCGGCCAGTGGATGTCTTCAGCCAGACGCGATCGTATGGTTTCGGCGGGGATGATGGGGATTGCCAGTTCATTTCCGGCCTCCACACATGCAGCCACCCTTCGCAATCCACAGCCCAGCAAAGGCCTGCTGCGTTGGGTCTGGAGGAATCAGATCGGTAGCGCATCCTTTTTTATCCAGACCGCGCAGAAGCGCCATTGAGCCCTTCCAGCGATCGGCAAACGATTGATATCGAAACGAACGCGACGCACCAGATGGGGCTGACTGAGAGCTAATATATTTATCGCCCTGCCCCAGCCCCATCAGTCCTAACAGATACATCTGGATGAGTAGCGCGGTTGCGGGTGAGTAATTCGCATTGAGGCACTCTTCAATGCTGTTCGCCTGCTCAACCAGCGCCGCAAGAATGAAGTCTGGCAGCGTGATGCCCACCGACTCCAGATACTCTTTGGCCTGAGCCGTGGTGATCATGCGCACCTCAACAATCAGCCCTCCGGAGAGGGCATAAAAAAACCGCCATCGCGGCGGCTATTATTCAGCAGGGAAAAGTTTTTCGATTTCGCCATCAGGCAGAAGCTCTGCCAAGCGGTCAGCGCCAAGGGTGCCTTTGAACTCAATTCCCAATTCGGTCAGTCGTGCGGCGATCGCTTCTTTGCGCGAGGTAGCAGCTGGCGTTGCTGGAACCAGTTCAGCCGCCGCCTTGTCCGACAGCTTGCGCACGTGAGATTTCAGCGACGGATGAACCTTTTCAAGCTCAACCACATCGCCTTTATCCACGCCGTGCCACGGCTTAATTACTTCGTATTTCTCAGCCATGATTGCTCCTTAAGCGAGGTTGGCGCCGTAGACCACACCGGACAGGCCTTCGCCGTCCTTCTTAATCTGCAGGCCTTCAGCAGACATGATCTGGAAGTTGTAGTTGCTCTGCGGCATCGGACGTGGCAATGGAACAACACCGACCGCCATGCCAACCAGCGGCGAGATAACATCCTGACGGCGCTCATAGGCGATGAACTCATTGCCTGACAGCGCATAAGTCATCTGGATAGACTTAACCGGGATGAACTTGCTGATCGCATCAAGCACCGTGCCGCTCAGAATTGCATTGGTGCCGGTGTTGATGTCTACCAGGTAAGGCTTGGCCATGTTCGCCCAGATTTCAGGACTGACCCACATCTTGTCGTACGCGGTCACTTTGTTCGTGCGCGCATTGATACCGAATGGCCCGGTTGGACCGAAGAATGCCAGCAGTTGCGCCGGGGTCGCGGTGGTCAGATTGATATTCGCGCCGCCCGCGCCGCTACCCAGGTTGATTTTCTGAGTGTTGCGGTGGTTCTTCATGCCCTGCGCTTTGTAGCCATCAACAGAGATGGATTCATTGCCGTTAAGGTAGAAGTCGACGCGCTTTTTGTGGAACTTGCGCATCTTGGCGGCCTGAGAGTCCAGCGCCAGATCGATGCCGACAGTGCTCAGGCCTGCAGCATGACGCCAGTTGACGCCATAACCTGCGGTGAACACCGGGATCGGGTCGCCGTCTGAACCGAATTCAGTATGGTCGAAGGAGTACGGCGCCTGACCATCGATGCTGATAGATACGTCATCAGCGATATCGCCAGACACGTTATACAGCTTCGCTGTTTTGCCGATTGGCAGAACGGTCTGCACGCCCATCAGGTCATTGACGATTTCCATGCCAATTTCCTGATCGCGCATCTGGATGATCTGGCGGTCAATCTCAGCCCAGAACTCGCGGGTAAAGCCGCCGATGGCATTCGCTGCCAGCATTTCATGCGTCATGCGCGTGCGGAACGCGTTGACCATCATGTCGTGCTGAGCGTTGAAGATGTCACGGTTCGCCCACAGCTCATTCCAGTGTCCGCGCAGTCGGCTGTTAGCAGCCAGTGTTTCAGCGGTAAAATACATTGTCTATCTCCTGATTAAGCGCCATCGGCAACGGTGCCGACGCGCATGCGCACGCGGATGAAATCGGTGGTGCTGGCCGCGATGGTCGCATCGTCCTGGCTGTAGCCGATCACCGAATCGGTGTCGCCTGTTGCCTTAGTGAACTGACCATTGGTTCCCAGCTTGATCGGGTCATCCTTGCCATAGGTGGCAGGGCCACACAGCAGAGCAAGTTCGCGACCTTCTTCGACGTAATTACCCACAGCGGAATCACCAGCAGGCACTGCCTCGGTGATGTTCAGCCCCTGGTGGTAAGCAGGGTCGATGATGTAGATACGACCGGCCAGCGCGGTGGCTTGCGCAAACTCGTTGTCGTCGTTGATGACAGCCGCAGTACCCGGCAGCAAGGCTGCAGCAGTAACGCGGGTTTCGGTCTTGTACAGAGACTGACCGTCGATATTAACGCGGCGATAGCGTGGCATTATGCTGCACCTCCAAAGTATGAAGCCGGGTCTGGTGCGCCAGAAACCGCTGGTTTCTGCGCGTTGTTGGTGCCGATCTGAGTGGCTTCTCCCATCTTGCTGAACATCTCTTTCAGCGCTTCACCGCTCAGGGCATTGGCAATGATTTCGCCATGCACCGCTTTAACTGCATCGCGCATGGTTTGCTCTTCAGCACGGGAGTTAGCGGTCAGGGTTTCAGCGAGAGTTGCCTGATTCGCCTGAATGCCAGCCAGCGCATCAGTGATTGGCTTCAGTGACGCTTCGTTATTTGCAGCGATTGCGCCGCTGACGATAGTGCCGATCTGTTCCAGTTCTTCTTTGGTTAAAGGCATATCGCCCTCCGTTTGGTGGTTTGTTGCAGGAGCTTCCTGCGGAGTGAAAAGAGATTTGATTTTGTTGGCGGCGATGGCGACCCATGACTCCTGACGCGCAACTTTTGCGCCGGTGTCATCAAAGTTGATTTTGCCGCCCTCGGTGCTGTAGCCGTAAACCTGCGCATCACCACCATTGCGGATGACGATCGCCTGCGAGTCGGTGAAATCAGCAATCCATGCATAATCGTCGGGGCCGGTGGCAAACTTATCGCGCGCGGCCTGTTCAAGTCGGCGCTCGCGTTCGCGATATGACTCGCCAATCAGCGCGCCTGAATTCGCCTGCAGCGTTTTAGCCTGGTCAGCATTAACCATCAGGCCAACGCCCTGCTCTGGCTGCGCGGCGCCGACCTCATGTAACAGGATGGCGTCATGGTCCATTGCGTTGATCTTCGCTACCCACTCAATGCCTTGCGCCTTCTGTTCTTCGTTGGCTTCAAGTTGCTCGAGGAATACGGCAACGCTGGTGTGAATCGGCGGCACATCGTCGCCACGCTCAATTGCAGCTACACGCTCCAGCAGTTCGCGACCGCCTTCGCTCTGATTGGCTACGGTGGTATCGACCCACTTCTCGGCATAGACGCGGTTGCCGGACTTCTTAACGTTGCGGTTCCACGCGCCGATGTGACCCGCGTTGATGCCTTCAGGCGAGAAAGCGGAAACAAACTGGCCGTTCACCGTAGGATGACCAAGCGGTGCCAGCGTGCCTTCCAGCCCCTGATAGTGAGCGTCGATTTCTGATGCCGAATAAAGGCCGCCGTTCATCACAACGTTGGCCGGCAGCGTGTAGCTCGGCAGAACCAGATGTTCACGACCGTTATACGTTTCACGGCGAATAGCCTGACTGTTCACCCTGGTGGTGACGTTGACCTGCATAGTCATGGTTATCTCTCGATTAGGCCGCGTGCTTATGGTCGCAGCAGTGATGTGTTTTGTTGGTTGCCATGCGCTTACCCCATGTCTGGGTAAACTCTTTTTTGGCGATATCGATGACGGAAGAGTTGAGTGGTACGCCCTTTTCATCAACCAGGACGGTGACTTGAGAGCACTTACAATTGATCGCGTTACCGTTGATGCTGTACCAGTCGCGAACCTCTTCTGAGGTGTAGAGCTTGCCGTGCCGAAAGGCGTGCGTCTGGCGCGTTGTAGGGCTCAATGCGGACAGGTGCAGCAGCATGACGTTAAGACCGAGATCGTCACTGGCTGAGTCGTGCTCATCCCATCGTGCGCGGCGTAGCGCCGTAGTTATCTCGGTTCTGGCAATGCGGTTAGCGCGACCCTGCTCAATGCCTATCTGATCGCGAATTCGCCTAGCTACATCTTTCGGGTTTTGCCCCCGGCCAATGCCATCAGTCAGTACGCGTGATAGGTTTTGCTTCACATCAGCCGACAGGCCTTTCATCTCTTCGAAGGTGCGCGCCCTGACCAGCACCAGGCGGTTTTGATACGCGTCGCTGAGGAGTATGTCCTGCACACTACCGCGATATGCCTCATATGCTGCCGACTGCTGAGAGAGGTTGGCAAACTCCTGCGCCGTGCCGCGCTGATACGATGGCGACACGTAATCCTGAAACAGCCACGGATTGAACTCGCCGCCCTGCAGCAGGATTTCATCAACGAGTGAATCGCCGTTCTGCAACAGCATCGACAGCATGGTCTGATCTAACTGGAAGGTGTAACGCTGGTTTACTGCGGGCTCCACCGGGATGCGGTTGAGAAGTTCGATGTAGCGGTTGCTGACTTGCTTTAGTCGCCTGGCATAGTCGCGCATCGCGCCACGCTCAAGCCGGTCAACTCCGGTCGGGTCAAGCTTGTTGCTTGGCAGGATCGCTGGTTTGGGTTTCTTCTTCAGCTTCGCCATCTTCCTCATCCTCTGGTAGTGGCTCGCTGCCGCCTGGCTCATATCCTGCGGCCACACGAATCTCATCAACCGTGAAGACCTGTTCACCAGATGCCAGTGATGTCTGGTTGATGCTGCTCATCTTGGTGGCGCTATCAAGCTTGTCGGAGGGCGACTGCTCGTTTAGCTCATCCCACACGATGCTGAACTTTGCCAACGGCTTGATGATCTGCAGGTATATGAGCTTGTCAGCCATATCCTCAACATCAAATGACAGATCACCTCGGCGTGACTGGCAGCGACCGTTAAAGTAAATCTGGTCTTCAGTGCTGGCGCGCTCGCCGGACTGGTTACCTACGATAATTCGAGAAGGAATGTCCACAGAGGCGCTTATGGTCTTCAGGTTGACGTCATAGGTCGGGGACGGGTCAGATACCGCATTGACCATTGAAGTGACCTGAGCGCCTTGAGTAATGAGGAGCGTGTCATTCCCTCGGTTGATCTCGCGGGCAGCTTCGTTGTATCGCTCCTGCAACTCATCAACCGATACGCCGTACATCGAGGCCAAATTATTGAAATCGACCTCTTTATCGAAGTTGATATTCTGCTGGCGTGCGGCGTTTTTCAGGAATGACTCACCCGATCCACCTTCGACTTTTTCCAGACTTACAAAGGCGTTGTAACCCGGCTCGAGGAAGCCGATTTCGTCATCAGACATATCGCCGATGATCAGCACGCGGTCAGGGTGAATATTGCGCTGCGCCGTGCTGCCATCAGAAAGTGATTCGGTGTACTGCCACATGGTGATGGAGCCATTGCCGTCGCGGGTGCCGACCTTCAGCGCGCTGGCCCATACAGGAGTTATCTTCTGAAGAGCCTTTCCCTTAACAACAGGCTGATCCCAGCTCTTGCTGTCTTTGATGTGCAGAAGGATGCCAGCCCAGCGACCAACCAGACGACGGGCGTCAGCTTTAGCGAATGCTCGCCAGAAACGGTGTGTGAATACCTGGTTACTTGCCCGCTCCCATGCGGTTAATTCTCTGGAGTCGTCAGACTGCTCACCCTCAATTACCTGCGGGTTTGTTTTCCAGCAATTCGAAACAAGTTTGTTCACCGCGCCGTGGGCGATACCACCGCGACGGTACAGTTTGTATAGATCATCAAACGTCAGGTTTTCTTTGAAGCCATATTCGCACCAGGCGCTCTCACGCTTCGCATCCAGCCCCATGCCGGGGTTAAATGCCATCTCCCGCGCACGGGCAAGCCTGACGTCATTCAGCGCGTGATTGACGGCGAGCGTTAATTTGTCAGTCATGGTTTGTCCGTTGGTGGGTTATCTGCCTTGGAGGCGTTTCGGAATCATCATGCCCATTGGCTGGGCGCCGCCCAATTCAGTGAGTGCGTAAACCATCGCATCAAGGCGATCGGGGGACTTTTTGGCGGTAGTTGGCACGTACTCCATCAACTGATTTTCCAGTACGTAGAGATTCCCACGGTTCGCCACTCTCCCCTGCTCATAGAGCGCGGATATTGGTTCAGCGCGGGCATACTTACCTTTGCTGGCGTGTACGCGAATAACGCGCCCCTTAAAGCCAGCATTGCGCAGAGTTTCCTCTGCCATGTCACCGCCCTGATTGGTTTCGATAACTATCGCATCAGCATCATGCTCTTCGTAGGCAAACATTGCCTTTTTCGCCCATCCAGCTGGAGAGAACTTACCGCTGTAATCCGCATCGACCGTGAATTGCTTTTTGTCACCGGCACCATAGGCGCTGGCAACCACAATCCCCGACTCATCGCTCTCTTCGCTGTTGGTAGCCTGCGGGTCAATTGCGACAACTGTACGCACTTTCTCATGCTTGATATTGAGAGCATGAGACGCGCTTATCATCGCCTCAGTCCACAGCGCGCCTTCAGCGTTGAAGCGGCGAGGCTTCTGCATGTACTGCGCTTCAGCGGTGCGGCGATGCGAGAATAGCGATACTCGGTGCGTTTCGTTGTGCTTGAACGGCCACAGCCAGCCATCAGGTAGACCATGGTCAATCGGAACCGCGTGGGTGTTATCTGGGTACTGTTCGGAGTAACTCTGGCTGTTGTCGATCAGCACAGGAAGATTCAGGTGGTGCCACTTTTCACCACTGCCGCCACGAAGCAGATAACCGCTCAGGTCGTGGTAGTGAATGCGCTGCATAATCACGATCATCGGCGTTGTTTCAATCGCCAGACGTGATTTGATGGTTTCGTTAAAACGGTTATTCACGCCATCACGAACAGTTTCGCTGTAGGCGTCATCCGGCTTTACCGGATCATCGATAATTAGCGCGCCCTGCCAGCCTGGCTCCATGTGTCCGGCACGAAAGCCAGTAACCTGACCAGCAGCTGATGATGCATAAACTCCGCCGCCAAACTCGTTCCACCACATCGCCTTACTGTCTGCATCGTCGCGCAATTCCATCGGCCACATGCTCTGGTAGGCTTTCGACTTAATCATGCCGCGCGCGGTCGATGAGTTGAGAAGCGCCAGATTGTGTGAGTACGACAGGTGCATGAAGCGTGCGCGATTGTTCAGCGTGAGTCCACGTCCCATCATGTTGATGGTCGCCAACTCGGTTTTGGTGTAGCCAGGGGGGACATTGATGATAAGCCGGGTTATCTCACCGCTGATTACGCGATCGAGCGTTTGCTGAATCACTTTGTGGTGCGGTGCGACAATCATCTTGCCGCCGGTGCGCTGCTTGAAAAAGTATCTGGCGTAATACAGCCCATCCTCTTCGCACTCTAAGCGGCGCGCGTAATTCTTCTGCTCAGCAGTCGTCATCCTCCAACATCTCCCGCCGCGCAGTTTTGTATTCGTCTTTGGTCAGCGTTGCCACTTCGATAGGTCCGCCATTCTTACCAGTGTGCTCATGTGACGCCTGTTCTTTGAATGCCATCACGCTGATGTGCTTGCCAAGCAGCTCAAGGTTCTTAACCTTATCCGGCCACTTAATCTTCTTGAGGATGTTCTCCATCGTCGTTTCATCAAAGTTGGTTACGGTAGTGAGGATGTCCAGCCCGCTTAAAGTGGTGCGCCATACCTTAGGCCATTGGTGGACCATCTTTAGGCCGCCGTCATCTTTGAGGATGTCGAGCACATCCATTTCGTCTATCTCTACCAAGCGACGGAGCACGTAGTCCGCGTTAATCTCTACCCTTTCGTTACGACTTGATTTAAGTTCTATGATGCGTTGCGCAATGTCAGGTTTTGACAGGTTTTCAGATCCGGTTCGGTTTGCAGTCTTTTCGCTGTACCCCGCCCGAATAGCCGCTTGCGTGGCGTTCAAATCGATGAGGTACTCGCAACAGAACATTTCTTGTTTGTCAGTGAGTGCCATTTGCTTTCGCTTTTAAGATAAGGAGATTTTTATGGCCCAAACCTTTCCAGACGGATGCGTTGTGCAGCTGAATTCAGGCGGTCCACTTATGACTGTCGGCTCATTCGATGATGAGAGAGAGCAATACTATTGCGAATGGTTCTTAGATTCAGAGCGTAAAAGCGCCTATTTCAATGGCACTTCGCTTAAAGAGTACAAAGAAGAAAGCTGGTAATTAAATAAGGCGGCCGGTCAGGTCGCCTTATTATCCACAATAAAAAACCGCCCGTAGGCGGTTATGCGTAATGTTTTGACCAGTGCTTGTTGCACTCTTCAACCGCTGAGCTTATGTCCCTACTCGCTCTCATGTAAGGCTGGATGGAAGTTTGAAAACCTCCGTTTCTCGGAATTCCGAGATGGTCTAAAGAAATTTCATCTTTAGTCCTAATCCAGGCGTTCCCTTCATCCAACAGCTTTTCGCGATAAACATTGATGGAGTCCACATTGTTAGCCGGATTCTGATCGTTAACTAATATTTCGTAACGGGTCAGGCTCCCATCATTTCCACGATACACGAGAGTTCTTTCAACTGTTAACTTGGTCATAATTACCTCCTGCGTTTGTCCACAAGAGATACGTTAGATATCAATTTATCTAAATGCAATCAATAATTTAGCTGACGAGTCCGTCAATGTTATTGAGATGCCCGGTACCAGGCCTGCCATCGGTAGGTGTTCAGGCGGAGCGTTCTCCCACACTCCGCATTCTCAACATCCGATTGGAGGTCTGCATCACTGTCCTTTCCCGCCTGGCTGAATTTGCACGGCGGGATCATCAAATCCTGCGATATTGTTGGCCGCGTCGATTGCTCGCTGCCGCATGCTGACAGCATCATCATCAAACCTGCACACAGTGCGATTCGGATCCTGAACATATTTCACCACGTCGCGGGTAATGGTTCGGTAGATAACTTTGCCATCTGCATTGGCTGCTGCCGCCTTCTGCTCAATTGGAACAAGCTTGGCTTCGGCCTTCTGCTTCTTCAGTGCATAGTCAGCGTTAACTTTGGCGCTGTGGGCATACCAGCCATTGCGGTAACGAATCTCTCCGTACCCTATGGCGGCGGCGATTAATGCGATGACGGCGAACACCTTCCAGTTATCAGCCAACCATTTCATCATTCACCTGCCGGGGCTGCCTGGATGATTACGGCGCTCGGGTCTTTCGAGCCCTTCTGCACTGCATTCGGATCAATCGAAATCGAGCACTGCTTGCTGTTACGCAGAAACTCGTTTTCTTTCTGGAGAGAATTGGCCCGTGCCTCAGCGGTAGAGCGGCGACGTGATTCTTCATCGAGCGTTTTAGCCAGGCTATCGAGCCGCTTCGTAATCGGTCCGATGCCTTCTGCAAACTTCATGTTGCGCTCATTCGCCATCAGGAACTGTTCTCGCAGGCGGTTGTTCCTTTCAGTCAGATTGGCATTGTCATACCAGAGCTTGCCGACAAAGCTGATGATGATGATTGAGAACAACGCGGGGATGAACCGGCGATATCGGGCCATTCTTGCTTTACCTGTCATAGGAGCACCTGCAAAGCTTTGTCAGTACGTGCGCGTCGATCTGCCAGGCCATTTGAGCCGCCATTAATCACGCGGGTCAGGCCAATAATGTCGTCGTGGTCGGCGTACTGGTTGCAGTTATTGGCTTTCCAGAACCATCCTGCAGAACGGGCGGCGTTGGCATCCTGTAACAGCAGGTCAGGATTATCGAGCAGTGGAAGGCCGAGCGCTTTGCCGCAGGCTTCGTAGTTAGCGCGGAACGTCACCTGTTTAAGGCCACGACCGCGATATTTCCAGCCATCGCCATTAAGGTTATTCCCGTAGCGCCCGCCATATACCAGATTGGCAATTGCCGCCTGTCGTTCAGCAGACAGAGATGCGGCGCCGGGCTGGCGTCCAAGCTGCTGGCGCTGTGCTTCTGTCAGTCGGGAGTTGAAGATTTTCAGCCCTTCAACGCTGTAGTTCAGGCTTTCTGATACGCGGGTGAATCCGGTTGATTCGGTGCCGATCTGCGCAATGAAATACGCCTGGCGCTTTGGTGTATCAATGCCGAATTCTTGCATGGCTGCGGCTACGTGTGGGAACCACTTATCCGCCAGGGCATCCATGATACCGGCAGCCTTCTTAAACTGGTCACGGGTCATCATTCAGCTACTCCTGTGTCGCCGCTTGCTTTCTGCAGGAAGCGTTTTTCAAGGGCTTTGATAAGGGATGAGCCAGACCAGCCAGCCATACCGCAGATTGCGCCGGTTACTTCCTGTGGCCAGTTCCAGTAAGTGGCAAGTAGCATCATCAGGAACCCAGCAAATATGGACACGATCAGCTGCAGGCAAAGCGTCCGCCAGCTAAAGGTGTCACCACTCAGAACTTTGTAGGCATATGCAGCCACCGCGCCGAGTACAGTCATGCCCAGCGCAATCAGCGTGGCAATAAAGCCCGGATCGGATTTATAAGGCATACGTTTCATTTCCACCCCCGCACAGGGGACTTGTCCAAATAGGAATTGTCTAGAGGTTGAACAGGACAAGCCCGGTTAAGCTTCATCTTGTCGAGAGAGAAGCCCGCCTTGCGCCGTTAGGTAGCCAATGAGAATGAATCCGCCTGAGTGCGGATTTTTTATGCATAAAAGACGCCCGCTACCACTTAGGGATAATCCGTGAGGTCGCAGTGTTTGGTAGGGGCGAAAGAAGAAAGGCCAGCTCTGTGGCTGACCTTTGAATAATCTCACGCAATCGCAAAAGAGCGTGATTTTGAGATTTGGCGGGAAGGCGTGGAATCGAACCACGATAAGTTGGTTAACAGCCAACCGTAATGACCTTTATACGACCTACCCGGATATTGCAGGCAATAAAAAAGCGCCTTAGGCTGGTAACCGTGGCGCTTTTAATCACTCACTTGTGATGGATTTGTCGATTTATCGCACCCTTTCAACAACAGAGCGCAACTTCAACTGTTAGGAATCATATCCCCAGCTTCGGGAAAAGTAAATAGCTCACTATAAATTAATGAGCTATTTCTGATTGCGTTATGCAGTCACCTTATTCAGCGCCGCATTAGCCCATGATTCCTCGACCTCCAGCTTGGTGATTAGCTCGTCATAAAATGGCTTTACGCTTTTCTTCCAGGTATCCAGGCTGATTTCATCGGTGAGCATGCAGACCGCATTGTGCGCCTCAGTGGATGGGATGCGTTCAAATCCACGCCCGCAGCAGCGCTTACAGTCGCCCATCACCGGTACGCCCTGCTTTTCAGTCTCCGCTTTCATCACCGCGCGCCCGCGCCCATTGCAATCACGGCATGCGGTTGAGATGAGACCTTTTCCCTTGCAGGTTTTGCAAAGGACTCTTACCTGCTCACGCATCTCATATGTGCCAGGTACTGAGAAAACACCCTTCATCGTGAAGACTTCAGCGTCAATGAAACCCTCGCCATCACAGCAGGAGCACGGCTTTTTGCTCGCGGCACTTCTGCAATAATCCATGAATGCATAAGTTGCGAGTGTTTGCATGACATATAACTTATCGTGTTCATCTAGCTTGCGTAAGGCGGCAACCTTATCGCAGGTGTTAAATGCAAATTCAGTCAAAAGGAAAACGGCGTTCGCAGCGTCGTTCTCACTCACTCCAACCTTACCCATAAACGCGCTGTAACCAATCGGAGCGCGAGCCATAGCCATTCCCATGGCAGCGATGTAATCAGTGCCTGTGAGCGTATCTGGTGAAGTCTGTGGCGATGTCCCGCTGAAGTTCTGCCCCTTCGGGAAGTGGTACTTCACTGTGGCTTCAAGACCCATGGTTCGCTCCCCTTAATTTCAGCTCTAATCGCAGAAGTCGGTAATTGCTCTCGTACATGCCAGGCACACGCATAATCCTTAGCCGGAACCATTTCTTTTTCAGGGATTCAATCATGCTGCTTGCTCCTTCTGATATCGCTCGAACCAGAAAACAATCGGGTCAGGCTTCATCTCAACCAGTCCCATTCTGACTAGTGCTTTGCCTTTTCCAGATCGAAGAAATTCGCGGCGTCCGTCATCGATAATGCGGCGGTAATCTTCAAGGCTATTACAGTGCTTATGGAGATTGCAGCCGTGACATGCCGGCACTAAATTGTCTTCTGTGTCATGTTCCGTATAAATCATTCCGCTGCCATTCATGTGGCGAAGCACAGGTTTCACGTGGTCTGCGTGCCATTTTTCAGCAAGATCACTTCCGCAATACGCACAGCGGCCGCCAAACTTCATGCGCAACTCACCGCGCTGCTTGGGTGTTAGTTTCACGCTGCTTCTCTCTCTTTGACCAATGCACGCAGCAAAGCCCTGTAACGCGCACGTATCGCGTCCAGTTCTTCTCTGGTGTATCGGTGAGGTGTGTTGTTTGATTCGAGCGCCAGAACGCGCTGAAGGCCGATTTTTGCTATGAGGTTGATGCGGTATGGGCCGATGGCGCCAGAGTGGTGAACGTTGCAAGATGCACATTGGCTGTGGCATCCATCCTCGTTGAACCTTAACTGCGAAGCCGCTGCCGTTGTCCGGTAATGCCCGGCGTGGTAACTGACTGCCGTTGTGCTGCCGCAACTTATGCAAATATCCCCGTCCCGTTCCCTGATGTAGTCGTTGAATGCTCGCTGGGTCATGTTGATCCAGTGGCTTAACGGCTTCACATCTGCCTTGCGCTTGTTCCATGCGGCGCGCTGTTCTTTCTCCTGGCGCTTTTGCTTACGCTCGGATAGTTGGTTGGCGAGTTGGATGGCACATTTTGGTGAGCAGACGGTTTGGAGGCTATTGCGGGGGATGAACTTCTCAGGACAACATTTGCATTTCTTCGGCTTTGGCTGTTTAGCCTGTGCCATTATCGTCTCCTGTTTTTCTTAGCTTGCCTGCGGGCTGCTGCGAATCCACCGCGGCGACTTGGTTTCTCCTGCCACGCCTCGGTTGGCTTGTAACTCAGCATCGCTGCAGGTGATTCCCATTGCTGGCGCTTTAGCTCATTGATGCTGACAAGCTCAGCTGCATGGGATAACGCCCGTTCCATAACGACAGGCAGAATGCCTAAAATCAAAATTCTATGATTCCTCATCTGTCCCTCCGTGCATTCTGAAGTTGTAGTCTTGCATCCAGCCGGCCGCGCAGCCATCGCATGCATAGGTTTCCTGCTGCTGCAGGGTAATGCCGCAACCAACGCAAACCAAAGCATATGGCTCGCCAGCGCCAGTGGGCTGATTTGATGGGGTTGTGTTTCTCATACTCTTCCCACTTGAGGTCGGTTTCACAGGACTCACATGCGACTCCATACCAATGCTTGTCTTCACTGGTGAGGATGGTGTGGCAGCGGTGGCAGCGCTCACTCATAAACCACCGTCCACTTCTCTGCTGTTGAGAATTTGATAAACCCTTTTTTTCGCAACGCCTGTAGTCGTCGGTCAATAATGCGGAAAGCGGCGCTATTAATTTCAGCCTCTAACCGACTAGCCTCTTTAAATACCTTTCCCCCATCAATCAGCATGAAGGTGTTATTGCCTGCAGCAATTCGCTCCTGAATAAGCGCATCCAAAAGGGCGTAATCCGTTTTTATTTTCATCGCGCAATCCTCATGCGGCTGGCTACCGTCCGGCGTAGCGACTCGCAGTATTTGAAGGTTTCAATCTGGCTTTCGGTAAGTTTGGGTTTTGGTTTCTTGCGGGGTGATTTGGTGTCGTAGATGGCGTGGTTTTCGTAGCGCTCCGTTTCTTCATGGTCACCACCTAAGTGCACATGAACGCCTTGTCTGTGTGGGTTTCGCGTTAACTTACTCATCGCGCCCTCGCAAACATATTTCTGCATGAGTCCATACTGCAGCCCATTCGCTGGCTTATAACGTTCCAGGTCAGGCCAATCTGACGTAACTTTGCCACCTTATTGCATTGCTCTTGGGTGTGGTGCTGGTATCTGCCCTTGCTCATGCTGCACTCCCGAATCTGCCAGCCCACTCTGCAGCGCGCGCCGACTCATCGCTGAATCTGACGTTATGCTCTGCACCGAAGGCATGGATGATGGTTATGAGGTCGCGCATCTCGCTGACGCGCATTTTGCTGGTTGATTTACCGAGAACGACAAAGCCGCCGTTGATGCCCGGCACCGTGTCCTGCTGATGCTGTGCGGCGCTGAAGATGTTCTTCCAGCTCTCCGAGTCCAGTTTCCGGCCGTACCACACCACCTGCTGCGATACGTCATGCAGGCAAGCCCAAAGCATGCGGTTCTGCGCAAGACTGCGGGTATCTTCCTGGATGGTTACTTGCAGAGGTTTTTCGGTGTCGGTGGGGAGTTGCTGGATGGCGCTGATGCAGTTCTGTCTGACGCTGTTGTTTCTCAGTAGATAACGTTGCGTTTCCACTGTTACCTCCCTTCGATTGTCTCCAGATAGTCATAGAGGTTGTCGTGAAGCTCTTTGGAAAGTTGCTGTGCCTGATTTTTCATAATCTGGTCAGCAAAGTTTGGGGTGCATATGGCGCCCAGCGCATATTGAAGCTTGGTTAGCGTCTCAATGGCTTCATGAAGTTGCTGATTAGGTCTGAGGGGGATTACGTTGCTCATGGGTTACTCCTTCACGTATTTCATACCTTCAGCAGTGACGCACCATCCAACAAAGATGGCATAAAAGGTCAGGCCCTTTCTCTTTAGCGCGTTGCCAGTTTTGTTGTCCGGGTTAAGGTTCTTGCGCTTGGTTTGTGACATTTCGTTAATGAATTTTTGCTGCGCGGCGGTTAATTTTTCCATCACACTCCCCTCCTGACCATTTCACGAAGCCCAATAAAAAGGGCTAACAGTGATGTCAGCCCCGATATGATTTCTGCGATGTATGTCATGCTCTTTCACCTCTGCAAAGAAACCACCCGAAAGCGGCGCCTATCTGCTTATCCCGATACCAGTCAATAATCTCCCGACGGGTTGCTTTATCGCGGTAGAACGCTGGTCCGCAGACGTGATGCCATACCATGTAGACATATCCGCCATCGTTCAGCCTTAGCCGAAACGTGGGATGAATCGACATGTGGATGATGCGCATCTCATATCGTCTGGTTTCCCCCGCTCCACTTTCACGGCAATCATCGCCTTTGGTTTGGATTGTCATGAAGCCACCTTACGGCGATTGTTGAATCGCTTGGCGCATTCATCTCTGAATGGTTTCATGCACTCCTCGGCTGTCATTCCTTCGGTATCTTCAGGAAGCATGTCATCATTGCTGAGATGGAAATCGAAATCTGCCCCACACCCTTTGTTGGTGCATACGATGTGATGGCACAGGTGGTTATCTTCCGGATCGCCTTCATTCTCACCACACCACTTAACCGCGGAATCGCAAAGTGGGCAATTCTTCAGCTTTTCACTCATCCTTCCCTCCCATCATTATCAATCTGAGGGGTGGTGGAGGGTTTGGGTGGATTAGGCGCAGCATTTACCATTTTCACTGCCAGCCGGATATCATCCATGATGATGTCACCGCTAATTTTTGCGTGTCGGAACGCAATTGAAAGGAACTCAAGGCATTGCTCGTCAGTCCATTCTGCTGGCTCACGCTGCTCCAGCACTGGTAGCGCAATCTGAAGGGCTTGCAGTTTGTAATGGTCTGCAATCGATAATTCTCCAGACATAACTTCGGCCGATTTAAGTTGGCGAATAAGCCATGAGCACTTCTCAGCGGTTAGCTTGTTCATTCGGTCACCCCGTTAAGGCGCTTGGTTTCGGAGAGGCATGCGTTCCATGCTGATACATAAATTTCATCCATATCACCATGCAATCTGATTTCATCTGGCATCTTCAGCGCAGGAACTGGCGGTGAGGTGTAGAGTGGTTCCTGCCAGATTTCATTTTCTTCAACATCTGCGGGGTTAAATGCTTTCGCGTTCTGGAAACTAAGCCATGATGCTCTGGACTTCTCGTGGATTAGGAATGCCTTTGGCTTATCCTCCAGTAAAGCCAGAGCGATTTCGTGCACCAGACGATGACACTCGCTGTACTCTCCGATTGGCGTGAATGCTTCATGGCGACCTAATACTTTCGCAAGGTGTCTCTGAAGTTTCTCGCGCTGCTCATCTGTCAGCACTGGCATGGTGTGGTTAGTCATGGGTGGCCTCCTTCTGGCTCTTGCCGCCATTGTCGGAACGGGAATCGCGCTGTGCCGGTTTGCTCTCGCTGAATACGCGCTTGATTAACTGCTCGCGGGTCAGTCCGTGAATTACCTGTGTCATGATGGCTCCTTAACTTTCATGCCGGCCGATTTGATAGCTTCAACAACGTCACGCTGGTAAAGCTGAGGCTTGAATACGCCGTCATACCAGTACTCTTCGTCGCTGATGTCGGGCAGGCTGATGCCGTTGTCGGTGAGAACAATGCTGCGGCTGCGTTTGTGCTTATGTTGCAATACGCCCTTTTTCTCCAGCGCTTTGACGTGCAGATATGCGGTATTGCGCGACTTCCATCCCATCGCTTCGGTGATTTCGGTGATGGTCGGAAAGAAGCCGTGCTCTGCGCAGTAGCTCTTCATGAAGTCGAGTGTGGCTTCCTGAATTTCAGTGACGTGCTTGGTCATGACGCCGCTCCCTCCCTGCCTTCCAGCCAGAAGAAAAACGCCCGGTCGACAACAGCATCCTCATAGCCGAGATAGGTTCGACTCAGGTCATGCTTATTGCCGTGCACACTTCGGTACAATCGCTCGAAACGAATGCGGATTCCTTCGCTCATGATTTGCCTCGCTTCATGGTGGCGCGGAGAAGTGCGACACCTTCCAGTGCCTTCTCGGTGGTTGATGGGATGGAGAGCTTCAGCAGCTGCTTACGCGGTTCCGGGATTTCTTCGCCAGCTTCGACACGCTGTGACATCTTGCGCAACTCAGAACGGCACTTAACGCGCAGCTCTGACTCGCTCAGGTTGTTGGCGCGCATCATGCTGTACAGGCCGGTTACCATCCAGTATTCGGCGTTGCTACCCCATGGGTATTCTTCGGCAGTGACATATCCGCCACGTTTGGCGCAGTAGGTCATCACCAGCGAATACAGCGTGTCTTCGTCAGGCAGGCCAGCGGCGACCAGAGCGCCTTTCTTGCACCACGCGATGAACTCACCAGGTGACGGCAGGAATGGCGAACCACTGGCGCGTGCTTCACGCATACCGGCTGAAAGCTGCTGGCGATTGTGAATGCCGTTTTCAGCGAAGGCTGCGATCCACTGGCGCTTGGCGGCGGCCTCGTCCTCTGGGCGCTTCCATGCAGTGCTTACCGATGCCGGGAAAACCTGCTTCAGGTTACTAAACAGGGCGTCTACCAGGCGTTCCACGTCTTCGTGCACGCCGCGATCAACAGGTTGCGGACCCTCACCAGCCATGCGGGCCAGCGCGCCATCATCACGATTCTGAATAGCTGTTACGAGGTTTCTCATATGAAATCCTCCTTCCAGGCTTGGCGGCTATTCCAGTGTTGTGCTGGCTGTTGCGGCTCGCTCGCCTGTCGGTTCCGGTTTGGTTGGTTCATCTGAGCCTTGAGCGTTTCCCACTTCTCACGAAGCTTTGCAGGGCTCATTACGTTGGTCTGCCAGAAGTGATCTGCATTCGCCCACTTGAATACTTCGCAAATTTCGTGATGCGAACACTCCAATGCATTACGCATAAGGCGAATATCATTCGACCAGGCTGGCCAGTTAGGCTCTTGCGCTGTCGGAGCGACAACTCGAACTTTTGTGAACAGCCATTCAGCCGCTTTGAGATCGTCAGCAGTTCCCCACTTATCGCCTTTGGGTGATTGAGTGGCTGCATCAGGACGAAGGGCGGGAAGCTGCTTAGGAGGTGAGTCAGTGGATTCGTCAGAATTCTCTGACGTAGTGTTTTTATTACTGTTCTTGTTCTTGTATTGGGTGGCTACCGTTTTCGGGAAGGTTTTTCCTGCTTTCGGGAAGGATTTTCCCGTTTTCGGGAATTTTGTTCCCGCTTCCGGTTTATCTAAAATCCATGCTGAAATCTCAGTATTCACCCCTACAAGTTTCATCATCCCTTGCTTCTGGCTGAAGATGATTTTCCGCTCCGCCAGAGATTTGATGGCGTCCGAAACGTGCGTGTCACTCAGGCCTGTTAAGCCAGCAATGACCGTGTTCGTCACCCTGTCCTGTTTTTTGTTCCATCCGTAGGTGAGCCATATCACCGCTTCAAAGCATTGCCATTCCCTGCCTGATAGTCTCAGGCGAGGTTTTAGCTTCTGGATCTCATTGGCGACCTTGGTGTACCCGTTGGACAGGTCGGCCATGTGACCTCCTGATTCCGCTGGTATGAGTTGTTTATTAACGAAGTCAACGCGCTTGAGGTTGCTCATTTCACCTCCTACAGGCGCATTGGCATGATCACCAGCTTTCCGTTGCCGAATGCGCTGTTGAACTCAACGATTGAAGCCGCAGTGTTGCCATTGGGCTTAATCTTGATGCCGCAGAATTTAGGGTTGTAGAGCTTTGCAGCCTTCTCAATGTCAGCGAGGTAACCGGCATTGAATCCTATCTCATCGGTGGGGGTACTTTTGAAGGTAGAAATGACGCGCTCAATGTCTGGGAATCGACCATCTACCACTTCGCAGATGCCTGCGCCTACGCGCGACCCATGCTCATTCAGATAGGTAACCAAGCCGCTTTCAGTGTCGATCTCAGCCTTTTCAAAGCTGGTAACTTTGGCACCTTTGATGGCGATGATGATGTTTTCAGTCAGATATGCGTTGTCATGCTCGCCAATAAAAGCGCGGTGACCGTCGGTTGAATACAGTTTTTTATCTGGTGCGAAGCAGATGCCGTTTAAGTAATACCGGACATCTTTTTTAGCCTGGAAGATTAATGCACTCAGCAGGGCTGCTTTGCTCAAAGTCAGGATCATGTTATTATTCCTATCAGTTGTTGGAAGTATCAGGCCTCGAAGAATTCACAGTTCTTCGGGGCTTTTTCTTTTGTCAGCAGCTGCTCAATCCTCAGCAGGCTCTTCGCCACTTCAGATTCCGGCGACACCACATCCAGATAAGCCAGTGCCAGACTCATCATCTGGAAGAAGCTGTATTTCTGCTTTCCTGATGGGCGCTTCATGCGGCTAACGGCTGCATCATCTAAGTCCAGCACCTTCGCCAGTGTTCCCTGTCCACGTACAGCCAGCTTGTTCAGTAGCTGGCTTTCAATCTCTCGCGCTTTTTTGCGATAAGTTGCTATTTCCATGACGTAATATTCCTTTGTTGAATAAGTTTGCTTGACCTTGCACATGGCAATGTCACTTGGGTTTTGCTCCTGCGGTTAGACGGGAGCGGGTTCAGAGTTTTAAAGAGCGGTGTTGCTTAAGCTGCCTGGTTCGGATGAGGGAACAGGTCAGTTAAATCAGGGCGAACTTGGTAAGCTGGGATCTTTCCGCTGGTAGCTTTCTCAATGCGCTTTGCATTCTCAGCTGACACCTTCTTCTTCCCGTGCAACCAAGCCCATACAGAAGGCTGCTTAACAAGACAGGCATCAGCTAACTTTTGCTGACTGCCTACGATGTCAATAGCCTGCTTAATAGCTTTGTTGACCATAAAATAGCTCCTGCTAGTGTGGCTATGGTGATAATAGCCAAAGCTATCCGAATAGTAAATAGCTTTGGGTATTTGCCAGCAAATATCTATGGCTATATCTTTCAGGGATGACAAAGGATACTAAATTCATGACTTTCGCTGACCGATTGAATGCCGCCATGAGAGAGTGTGGGCACACGCAGGCATCTTTAGCTGAAGCCATTGGCATGGCCCAGCCAAGCGTATGGAAGCTGACTTCTGGCGTTACAAAAAACACCAGAAAGCTTTATGAGATAGCCAAAGTTCTGGGCGTTCGCCCGGAGTGGCTGGCTGATGGAGAGTTGCCAATGCATTCCGAAGTGAGTGGATCGGCACAAATCAAAATCCCCCAACAGGAAAGACTGGCGGACTCCGACTACTATCGTGTAGATGTATTGGATGTCCAGGCTAGTGCGGGGGATGGTTATCTTGTGTCTACTGAATTCGTTGAAACCATAAGAGCTATTGAATACACAAGCGAACAAGCTAAAGCTCTTTTTGGTCCGCGCCCTGCGGAAAGCATTAAGGTGATCACCGTTCGTGGCGACAGCATGGAAGGCACAATCGAGCCGGGTGATCAGATCTTCGTTGACTTAGCCATTACCCACTTCGATGGCGATGGCGTCTATGTTTTCGTGTTCGGGAAGACCATGCACGTTAAGCGCCTCCAGATGCAGAAGAATCGCCTGGCTGTCCTGTCCGACAATCAGCGCTATAAAGAATGGTTCATTGAGGAAGGCGAAGAGGATCAGTTTCACGTGATGGCTAAGGTTCTCATCCGCCAGTCAATCGACTACAAGCGCCTCGGCTAAACCCCCTGCGAAAAATACTAAATTGTCCCGCTTCGGCGGGATTTTTTATGCCTGAAAGAAAATAAATTCCCTTCTAAATCAAACACAAAATTACCTAAGCTATTTTATTATATCTTTGGCTATTTACAGTGATAATAGCTTTGGATATATTTAACCCCATCAGCAAGACGCACAGCACCAAACGGCAGGACGCCGACGCTCTTTAACATTGATGGGAATGTTCCTCTCTAGCAGGAGGAAACCAAAGTGCAGTTGGCTTTGGCGTGTGATGAAGGCAGGTAGCACCTGCTGACTCATGGTAATGGTCGATTGAGTTGGATCGCCAGCGCTCAGGTAACTGAGCGTCGAGCAAAAACCGCTTGAGGCTTGCGAATGGTTGATGGTTCGAATCCATCACTAGGACTGGTATGGACTCACCATGATTACAGACCGCAACCGGATTAGCGACCCGGCATCACACGGCCTAAGCCAATTACCGGAGGTAACTATGAAAACAGCTCACTACTTCACCAGTGGAAAAAACAAGTTCGTTATTTTCGGTGAAAACGGTCGCTTCACTTACATGAACCAGAAAACGGCAGTCTCCAGCAAGAAAGAAGCAAAGTCACTTGCTGAGAAGCTCGGCGCGACACCATGGAATTTCTGAGAGGTGCACCATGACAGTAGTCATTACTTATCTGGCGAACGATAACGCGAAGAATCGTTACCGTGCGCGCCGTGCTGCGAAGCGCGAACAAATGCAGGCTGACAACAAGCTTGCACGAAATATCGCAGTAGCGAGCGGCGGATGCAGCTTAAACGTATCCCGCGCCACATCCTCACCAAGTATGCGTGAGAAGCATGAGAGCACAGCGATGTGCTTACCGGAAATCGCGATTTTTGCCGCGGGCTATCGCAAATCAAAAGACATCGTAACGGCTAGGAGTTGAGCATGACGAATTACATATTTTCGGTAACAAGGCTCGGCGAGAAAGAGACACACAAGCTTAAAGCCTCCAGCGAAGACGATGCCTGGAAGAGCTTGGTATTGAAGGTTGACATGACGAACGTCGACAAAATCGTTCTCGTAACGATCGGTTAACACAGGTCGCTTAGGCGGCCTTTTTTATTGGAGGCACCGCATGGAAATCTGTTTAGCACTGTTCGTACTGGCAATGCTTTCTCTGGTTCTGTGCGCTGCCGATGCGATTAGTGAGTGGCTTGGTTGGTAGCTGGCTATCGCAAATCAAAAGACATCGTAACGGCGAGGAGCTGAAGTATGGGTACCGTTAAGTGCACAAGAGATAACGAAGGATATTGGACAGAGGGTGAAGTTTACCGATCTGAATCTGAGGGTGAGATTTGCGGCAACATTCGCATTAATGATGATGGGAATGAAGTTTGTGACTGGATTTTGAGCCCAACTGACTGGGATGAAGAACTCCAGATATGGAAATATGAATTGGTAGGTCTGGATGCTGAGTTCATAGAGGTCGCTTAGGCGGCCTTTTTCTTATCTGGAGCCACCCATGAGCAACACAGATAACGCCATAGTCTGGCTGGTCATTGCTTTGCTTATGGTGGCTGGTTGGTTGAGTACAACAACTTGTTAGTCAATTTAATTTAGGAAATCACATGGAAATTAAAGACCTTCTGAATCAGATTCAGGAAACGGAGCGAGCAGTTTATAAGGTGAATCAACTCATTGATGTAGTTGATAAACATAAGCTAACCCTCATCATTACTGCCGCAAATAACAGCGAATTCCGCTCGTATGCGGACCAGGAATTTCTGATGGAAGCCCTGACCATTCAGCGCACCAATGTCAATTCAAGGCTGGAGAAGTTGCTGGATGCCAAACAGGTGGCAGAGCGCGTATTGGGTGGGCTAATCGCCGAGTAAGGTACCGTGTTAACGGCGTGGACGCAGCAGAACTTATAGAGGTGAGTATGGAATGGAAGATGCTTTATCAGTGCTTAATCGAAGCTGAAGCGCGCCGAGATGATGAGAGATTGCCGCAGGATGTTCGTGACCGCAGCGCTGAAACTGTCAGCTTGTGCAAGCAGCGCATGGCGATGGAAGGTTTGAGTCGAGACGCGTTGAAGCAATTAGCAAGAGCATAGCCCGCCCCTAGCGGGTTTATTTTTATCAGTAGTTCGGTAATGCCGGACATGAGGGAGTGAGTGATGGCTAAAGAAGCAATGGCGTTTCCGGGCTCTGGAAGCGCAAATGACGGGATGCAGCTTAGGGATTATCTGGCAGCAAAGGCTATGCAGGGGATTCTGGCAAACCATCACATGATAGATAACGTGACCCGGGACTCCGCCATATGGGTTGCCAGAGAAGCATACCAAGTCGCGGGTGCAATGCTAGCCGCACGGGCCAGTAACAGATGACAGGAGGATGAGATGAAACTTACGGGATTGACGCCATTTATTATCAGAGGCTTCGTTAATGAGAACTGCAATAGGTTCATAAGATTCTGCAAAGACGAGGATATGAGCGAAGAGGGGTTTATCAAATTGCTTGATGAGATGGAGTTCAACGAGATTGTAGCTCCTGAGTTATTGGCAAAATTCAGATTATGAGTGACACCGCAATGCCGTTATCTCTGACGGCATGACGATGCATTCTGCATCACCGCCTTAGAGGGCTTCCAGAACCAGAAAGTATCATCCTTCGGCACCGCAATGGTGCCGTTCTTTTTTCCAACACCAGTCACCCAATTTCAGGAGCAATACCCATGATGAGCTATTCCATCGCGGGCGGCGTCAGCATGGGCGCTGCTCAGTTAAATGAGTCACAACTCGACCGCGTTATCGGCCGCATCCGCACCAGCGTTAAGAAAGGCTGGCGCTCTCTTATGGACACTTTAAATCAGCCGGGGCAGCCATGAGCCAGCAGCAGACTAAGCAGTATCAGAAGCAGCAGGAAGAGCTTGAGCGCCAGCGCCAGATGCTTGAGCAGACAAAGGATTTCACTTTTATCAACCAGATGCTGAGAGCTTTCGGCATGGGAGAGCGCAAATGAAATTCCGGTTGCACGACAAAGACGGCAAGGAGGTTCAGGCCATTGCCGACAGCCTGCCTGATGACGAGATGCAAATCATCGCAGCCCGCATTGACAACATTCTGGATCAGCGTCACATGAGCCCAATCGTAGCGCCAGCCTGCGCCTACTTGCTTAGACATTTCGATCACGAAGCCATGGGCATGTTCGACATGGATGATGAGCTGGAGATGGCTGCCGACGCATTCATGCGCGACATGATGATCACCGCCGCGAAGCGCGAGCGGGCGATTGAAATCTGGAAGCACAAACACAGTTACGACGAGGTGGCGTGATGGAGCCTGGCATTTATTTCGACATCAGCAACGAAGCGTATCACCACGGCGCCGGCATCAGTAAGTCGCAGCTAGATGACATTGCGATCAACCCAGCCATTTTCCAGTGGCGCAAAGAGGCACCTGAAGATGAAGAGAAGAAAGCGGCGCTCGATATGGGCACCGCGCTTCACTGCCTGCTGCTGGAGCCGGAAGAGTTCGACAAGCGGTTTATCGTTGCGCCGGAGTTCAACCGCCGCACCAACGAAGGTAAAGCGAACGAGCAGGCGTTTCTGAAGGACTGCTCAGGGCTTGGTATGACGGTGATGGATGCCGAGCAGGGGCGAAAACTGAAACTGATGCGTGCCAGCGCCCTCGCCCATCCCGCCGCCCGCTGGCTTCTCGAAGTCGAAGGGCATCAGGAAGCATCGATTTACTGGAACGATGACCAAACCGGCGAGCTATGCCGTATTCGCCCGGATAAATTCCTGACCGGCCAGCCAGTGATCGTGGACGTGAAGAAAGTCGCGGACATGAGCCGATTTGCGCGCCACGTCGAAGAGTTCCGCTATCACGTTCAGGACGCCTACTACCGCGAAGGCTACAGCAAGCACTTTGGCGAATACCCGCTTTTCGTTTTCATCGCCGTTAGCGAGTCAATTGATTGCGGCCGGTATCCGGTTCGCGTTTTCCAACTCGGCGAGGATGACGTTTCAGTCGGTTATGACCTGTTCCGCCGCGACCTGACCGCCTACCACGAATGCATGCAGTCAGGTAACTGGGGCGGCATTGAAGAAATCACGCGCCCTGAGTGGGCCAAGAGAAAGGATTACGCATGAGCAACGAACTGACGCAGTCACCAGTCAATGAGGCTGATACTAAAGCAGCCATCTTCAGCCCAAGCGGCCTGCAGAAGTTACAGGCGTTTGCCAATGTGATGGCCGAAGGCCGCGCAACGGTGCCGGGGCATCTGGCCGGAAAGCCTGCTGACTGCCTGGCGATCGCGCTGCAGGCGGCACAGTGGGGAATGAATCCCTACGCAGTGGCGCAAAAAACGCACCTGGTAAACGGCACGCTGGGTTATGAGGCCCAACTGGTTAACGCGGTGATCACCAGCTCAACAGCCGTTCAGGGCCGCTTCAAATACGAATACGGCGGCGACTGGGAGAAGTTTAAGCCGGGAGCAGCGAACGCATCCAATGAGCGCGGCCTGTTTGTGCGCGTCGGCGCGGTGCTGCGCGGTGAAACGGAAATCACCTGGGGTGAACCACTGTTCATGGAGTACGTCACCACGCGTAACTCCCCGCTCTGGAAAACAGCACCAAAGCAGCAGCTTGCTTATCTGGCCGTCAAATACTGGGCGCGCCTGTACTGCCCTGACGTGATTCTTGGTGTGTACACGCCAGACGAATTTGAGCCTCAGCAGCGCGCAGAGCGCGATGTCACCCCGGCGCGCAGCCGTGCCGACCTGAACAACCTTATCAACAACAAGCCCGAAACACAGCAGACTGAGCGCGAAATTAACCCGGCGACGAGCACCAATGATGCACCGCGCTCGCCGGATCAGCTGCTGGCCGATTTTACCGAAGCTTCAGCCAATGCTGATTCTGTTTCGAGTCTTGATCGCTTCTACAAGTACGCGGCGAAGGTGCTGGCTGACAGCACCGTACACCTTGAGAAAGCCACTGACGTTTATCTGATCCGCAAAGCGGAGCTGGATGAAGCGGGAGCGTAGCCATGCGCAAACTTGCACAGTACCGGCGCAACGCTGCGCCTAACAGCGGTTTCAAGGAGCGAGCCGTCTGGCAGCTGAGTAAGGGACCAAAAACAGGGCGCGAATTAAGCGCCCTTTTCCGTATGTCACTCGGACAGTTCAACAGCATCATGCGCGGCTGCCTGCGCGGTGAGACGGCGGTAATTACTGCCAGCGACCCGGTGCCGGTGGATGGATGCACCGACTTCACTTACACGCTGGTCAGCACAAAGCGAATCACTCACAAAAACCCTAAGGCGATCGTCGTTTCATGGCGCGCTTTCGGCATGGCTACCAATGACAGCCAGCGAATTAACACAGAGGCGGCACAGCGCCGCGCCAGATTAATCAAGGCTGGCCTGTGGCCGGTTGGCGAATAAGGGGTAAATATGAGCGAAGTAATCAGGTACGACCTAGCTGAAGATTCAGATGGAATTTTCGACGTATGGCCGGTCCCGCCGCACCTGGAAGGAAGGTTCGTTAAGTACGAAGACTACGCAGCCCTGCAGCAGAAGTTGGATATGGCGCAGAAAGAGATTGCCCGCCGCGACGCGATATTCATCCCGGTTTATCCAGATGAGAACCTGATGAATAGGCTAACAGACGTTTTTCACGACACTGCTAAGATTCATTGCGATGAAGATAGTGTTTATGTCAAAGACACAGAATTAGTCATCACCGCGATAATCAACCACTACCTACAGTCACCAGATCGCAACCAACTCCGCGCCGATGCAGCTAAAGGTGGCAGCGATGATAAGCGATGAGCAGCGTAAACCTGATGGCGGATTAGGCGCATGGATTGAAACCATGGAAGCAATGGGGAGTGGTGGTGAAGATGCGGAATTACTATGCCTGCTGCTGGAATTGCGACGTCGCAGGGAGAGTGAGGCTCTGCGCAACCAACCTGTAAGTCAGCCTTACAAGTTGCCAGATGGCTTCGTTGCTGTGCCGCGAGAACTGACTGCTGAGAACGGAGCGAAGTTCGCGCTTTCTGCTGAGTTCTATGTAAGGCATACCATAACCTGTCATGAGTGCGCTGGCGAAGGGTGCGAGGATTGCGGCGATAAAGGCCAGTGGGAAGAATCCATTATGATTGACTGGTCGACCATCAAGGATATTTGGCGCCGAGGCATCAATCACTTCAGTCCACCCACCGACAGCACCACTTGAGTGCTCACCTACCGATAGCCGCGAAAGCGGTTTTATTTGAATTAATCCAGTTGAAAATTTAATTCTTGATTAAATTTTTTCTTATGGAATTCCTATAGAGAATGCAGCAAATTGTAATGGAGAAAATATCGAGGTTGAATCAATTATGGCTCGTTATAAACCAAAGAAGTGTCCTGAGTGTGGCTCATTTGCTATCAGCAAAGAAATTGTCAGAGGAATCAGGACTGGCGACTGGGTGTGTGCAGAATGCGGTGATAGTGGACCGCTAAGCGATGAGCCGTGGCCTGATGACACACCCAAAGACAATACAGAGAAAAAAACATAACCTGCCCCGGCAGGTTTTTTTACGCTCAAATTTTGGAGAAATACCATGCAAATCGACATCGGCGACAAATACGTCCTGACCGCTGACCAGTATCAGTACATCGTTCAGGAGAAGAAGACAGTCAAGGAAGGAAAGAACGCTGGCAGCGAATACCTGTCACTCGTCGGCTACTACCCAAAATTCAGCCAAGCGATTACCGGGCTGATTCACCTGGATGTGCAACTGTCAGATGTGCAGTCGCTGCAGGCGATGGAGCAGCACATTAACCGCGTGGCTTTGCAGTGTGAGCAGGCATTTAAGGAGATGGAAAATGTGCGATGAAGCAGATAACGCATCAGACCTCGAAATCCTCAACACAGAGATAGCGCTGGCTAATCGCCCGATACCCGCGCCGCGCTCACCGGTTTGCTTGAATGCAGACTGCGGCGAGCCATCACTTGAAGGGACAAGCTATTGTTGCAGTGAGTGCCGGGAAGACCATGAGAAGGAATTGTGGGCGCAGAGACATCGGAGGGTGGCATGAGTATTGAATGGAATGGAGATGGATTGCCACCAGTTGGTTGTTTTTGCGAAGGTTACTTTCCGAGATTTGGGAGCCTTAAGTGGGAGTGGCAAAATTGCTTAGTGCTTTGGCAATTTGCAAACGAGTGTGCAGTGAAATGCATTCACACAGGAACGCTTCATTACTGTGACGAGTTCCGTACCGAAGAAAATCGAAAGCGCCATGAAGCTCTTTATGCGCTGGAGAGGCTTGATATCGATTCAGATGTCACAATCCGAGTGCTTGATGCTATCGCTGCCGGGCAAATTCCCCACATCACACTGAAGTAATCCCCCCCCATTAACCTTTATCTCGCTCTGCGTGAGGAGTTGTTATGCGCATCATTGCATGTGCCGCTTTAGTGTTTCTGTCATCTGCCTGCACCGACCCTGAAGGAGCAGGAAAGGTACTTGCTCAGAATGGCTACAAGGACGTGAAGCAAACCGGTTACTCATGGTTTGGTTGCGGCAAGGAGGATTTCTATCACACCGGATTCACCGCCACCACGCAGACCGGCGCGCAGGTTAACGGTGTAGTCTGCTCTGGCGTTGGCTGGGGTAAAGCTTACACCATCAGGTTCTTCGACTAAGGAGTTGTTATGTCCAGAGAAGAAGCGCTGGCGAAGTTGCTCATCCTCCAGGGGCTCAGGGACAAAGAGATTGCCCATGTGAATGCAGATGATGTGATTTGCGACCTGCTGAAGTCGCTCGGCTATGGGGATGTGGTCGAGGAGTACGACAAAATCGACAAGTGGTACGCATGACCACCACCTGCGACGAACCCATAACCCTTGGCGACCTGCTTCAGTGGGTTGCCCTAATTGCTTTAATCATCATCGCCTGGCTATGGCCTGAATCTAAGTGATGTTGCCATATAGCCACATCCCACCCGATTAACCCTATTTGTTGTCATATACCAACATCCGGAGAGCCAATGGAAAACGTGATCCAAATTGTGCCCAATGAATGGGTGACAGAAAAATTGCTTATCGCAGTAACCGGTTTAAAGCCGGGAACAATTGAGCGCGCCCGCAAAAAATCTTGGCTGATGGGGCGTGAGTACAAGCATATCTCGCCAGAGAACGAGCCACGCCATAACAGCGAGTGCATGTATAACCGCAAGGCGATTGATGCCTGGATTGCCGGACAAAAGCACCCTGCTTCGTGACCAGTAGTAAGGAAATAGTTATGCTGGCGAAGCTCCTGGGCGCCAGGAGGGACAAATGAGCAATACAACATACCCAACGGGCGTAGAAAAACACGGCGGTTCGCTCCGCATCTGGTTTAATTTCAGAGGTCAAAGGGTAAGAGAGAACCTTGGCGTGCCTGACACCGCCAAAAACAGAAAGGTGGCTGGTGAGTTACGGTCATCAGTATGCTTCGCCATCAAAATGGGAAACTTCAATTATGCCTCACAGTTTCCTGATTCGGTGAATCTGAAGCGATTTGGCCTTAACAGTAAGGAAATAAGCGTTAGTGAACTTGCGGGTAAATGGCTGGATCTGAAGAAGCTTGAAATTAGCGCCAATACACTACGACGATACGTTTCTGTTGTAACCAATATGGTTCCTAAACTAGGGCCTGCAAAAATGGTTTCTGCCATATCAAAGGAAGATGTTCTCTTCTTTAGAAAGGAAATTCTAACTGGTCCACATAACCCCAGGTCCAGACAGTCAGAAATAGCTTCGGGTCGCAAGGTGCCAACTGTTAACCACTATATGGCAATTTTTAGCGGAATGTTTCGGTTCGCAGCTGATAATGGGTATACATCATCAAACCCGTTCGGTTCCATAACAGCGCTTAAGAAGTCTAAAGCAGAGCCGGATCCTTTAAGCAAGGCAGAGTTCGAACGCTTTGTCGGTGCATGTCGAACCAGACAGATCGCTAATTTATGGACTGTAGCATTTTACACAGGGGTTCGACACGGTGAGCTGGTAAGCCTCGCGTGGGAGGATGTAGACCTGAAGGCGGGGACGTTGACAGTAAGAAGAAACTTAACTTCACTTGGTGACTTCACTTTGCCAAAAACGGATGCTGGTACCGACAGGGTTATTTATCTTGTCGCTCCAGCCATAGAAGCGCTTAGGAATCAGGCAGAGCTTACTCGGGTGAGTAAGCAACACCTGATTGAGATCAAACTAAGGGAATATGACAGGAAAAGAACGCACCGCTGCACTTTTATCTTTTCGCCAAAACTCAATGCAACCGGCAATAATAGAGGGCACCATTATGCCGTTGGTTCCCTCAGTGCCATGTGGGACTCGATAATGAAGAAGGCCGGATTGAAGCATCGCAAGGCTTATCAATCACGGCACACATTTGCATGCTGGTTGCTAACAGCTGGAGCAAATCCATCGTTCATCGCTTCGCAATTGGGGCATTCAAGTGCACAGATGGTTTATACCGTTTATGGCTCCTGGATGCCAGAAAACAGTATCGATCAAGTGGAGATGTTAAACCAGAAATTGGGAAGAAATGCCCCACTGGTGCCCCAAGACAAATTGGAAATCAGAAAATTCATTTAAATTCATTGCACTTAGAAGAGATGTTGTGCACAGGACATCAATGCAACGTTAAGTTGGAAAACAGCAATTGAGGCGCTTGAGCGGGGACACCAGGGCGCACGTCCTCTTGGCGACCAGTATTTCATTGGCGATGGCGCCTTTGGCTTGTTCAGCCGCGGAGTGATTCTGCCCGGCTATGGCGCGGGTATTAAGCTCGCTTCCATCTACCCGCAAAATGTGCAGGCGCAGCCTCCCTTACCAGCAGAGCACGCCGCTTTTGTGGTGTTTGATCAGACAACAAAAGCGGTAACTGCCATTCTGGATGGTCCCGCCATCACCTGTTTCAAAACGGCAGCCGACTCAGCATTGGCATCCCAGTTTCTCAGTCGCCCAGATAGCCACACGCTGCTGGTGATTGGCGCGGGCCCTGTTGCGCGAGCGTTGGTACAGGCACATTTACAGGTTCGCCCGGGCATTTCAGAAGTATTGCTGTGGAATCGCTCCGCTGAGAAGCTTTATCCACTGTTAGACAGCCTCCACCAGCAGAGCATCAACGCACGTATCGTAGACGATCTTGCCACCGCCGTTTCTCGCGCAGACATCATTTCCACGGCAACCAGCGCCACCAGCCCGGTAATTAAAGGGAATTGGGTCAAGCCGGGTACACATATCGATTTAGTCGGCGGTTACCGCCCGGATATGCAGGAAGCTGACGGTGCACTGCTACAAAAGGCTCGAATCTTTGTCGATGATCGCGCCGCCGCGCTGCTTTCGGGGGACATCGCAATTCCTCTACAAAGCGGAGAGATGAGCGAACAGCAGATTGAGGCAGATCTTTTCGAACTGTGCCAACGTTCTGACCACCAGCGCACGGATAAGGACATTACCGTTTATAAAAATGCGGGCGGTGCGCATCTTGATTTGATGATTAGTCAGTGCGTGATCGATCTTTTACAAGTAGGTTGA